TGAGTCGTATTGACGACCACAAAGACCGCATAGAATCTCTTGAAGAATTAAATATTCGGTACGAAGAGAAATTAAGTATAATGAATGAAAAATTAATGGAATGTTTAGCGGAGGATTGAAATGTTTATTTATTGGTGTCATTACTGGGTGCCTTTGTTATTTCATATCTATGTATGTAAATAACTTTCCAGAAAAAAAGATTCTAAAGGTCGTACCAATAGAACACGTAACTAAAGTGGATAGTAACTTAATTGATGATATTGAGAGAACTTTAAGTTTAGCTGATTCAGTTATTGTAAAGCGTGGGGAAGAACGTAAAAAAACGTCACAATCAATTAATACACTAAAAGAGGTTGTTAACTCAGAAAGCTTAGAAATAGAGAAACTTAAATCTTTCGTTATTAAAAAAGACTCAACAATACAAGTTGTGGAAAATGATAGGGAAGTGTTAAAAGGTTTGTTATCACAAACATGTGACGACTATGATTCCACATTGTTTAACCATATGAATGAAATTGGAAAGATTAAACAAGAAAAAGAAAATCTAGTGATTGCTGTTGAGTTAGTTAGGGATAGTTTACACTATCTAGATTCTATCGTGAACAGTAACAAGAGAATTATTAAAATAATAAATAAATGACAAAACAAATTAGAAAACTCTTAAGGGAGTTTGGTATTGACGAGATTAGTAGAACAGAGTATAAAGATGGGGAACTGGTAGTGGAATATACTGACGGTTTTGATTATCCTCGTTATATGATATATCACGAAACTGAAGATTCCAGTGAAATTGTAGCAGAATTTGATTCTAGATATTTTGACGCCAACATGGTACAGTTAATTATGGAGTACCTTAAGACTAGGTGAAAATCTGAACTAGTAATCCCATAGTTTCAGTTTTAACAAAATTCTTATCATGTGATTTACGATTAAATCCATGTGCGGTATCGAACCCCACAACCCCAGTTGGTTGACAAACTGTTGTAGAATGTAAACTCATCAGTTTACTTTTCAATCCAATTGATAAGAAGTTGCAGCGTCAAATGTCCTACATCTCATCATTTTTCATATCGCAACAATACTTGCATATATGATTTCATAGATACTAATAACCATTTTAATTGTTTTTCGTATCATTGTAACGCTTGAATATGTGATTTTAAAGATACCAACAGTTACTCACCTTCATCTTTGTTTTTTGTTTGTTGGTAGTAACCACATGTCACCACCAAACATAATTTCTAATAATCTAGGTTCTGCTTTATCAATCTTAGAAAACAATCGTAAAGTTTTTACTGTGTCGTGTTTCATCATTTTCATAACTTCTCCTTGGATTCGTTCTTGTGAAACCACTTCTTCCAACTTATCTATAAGGCCTGGAGTGAAAATTGCTTCCCATACAGTTTCATGGATTTGAAAACCTCTGGTAATGTGAAATCTAAGTGCGCGAATCATACGAAGAGGGTCGTCTAAAAAGGTGGTAACTGGGTCCAAAGGAGTAATCAACAAATTTAAAATCAAATGAAGTTGCCCATCAAATAAATCGATGATGTTACCATCTAAATCTTTGGCTAAAGCGTTTAGTGTAAAATCTCTTCGAGTCAAATCATCCTCTAGGGTGCCCAACTTAAGAACAGGTTTTCTAGTACCAGGAATCACGCCCACTTCTTTTCTTGCCATTACAAAATCTGCAACTAGACCTTCGTGTTTATGTCCTTTAGGGAATTTGGCTCTTACAGTAAAACAATCTTTTGTCTCCAAAAATATTTTAAATCCTGTGGATTTTAAGTGGCCCAACATTTGTTCCCAACCTTCATCTACTGTCTGATTAATATCATCTAGTACAAAAGTGAAATCAATGTCATTTGTGTGGACACCTAGTATCTCATCTCTAACACAACCCCCTACTTCAAATATCTTTGGCATAATTTCTAATTTTATTAATACAAATATAGGGAAAATACTTTATATATGCAAATAAAAAAACCCCAGTCGTCACTGGGGTTTTAATAAATTCAGGAAGGGGGTCGTTGTTTGATTTGGTTACAATTAAAGATTGCTGTAACCTTCCTTTCTATAAAAACGTGAACATGTCACGATAGTTGTCAAATCTTCTGGGTAGTCAGAATCATGTTTGGACTCTTTTTTTACTTAGGACTCCTGAGACTAAATACCCCTTTTTTTGTTATTCAACAAGGTGGGGAGTAACTTCCACCTCTCTCTCTGGTTTTGATTTATAGTTAAATTTTGCCGAAGAGATTCTTTGGTCTACCCATCAGACCCTGATTGGTTCGTATCGACCAGAGTCGATAGTCTCCATCATTATTTTGTAAGGAGTAAACTCCTCACATGTTAAAATACTTTTCATGATTGAAGGAGAGAAACCAGACACTAACGCTGTTCCCATTTCATTAACTGAAGTTGGGAAATTATCATTTCTGGCATTTAAGTTCCAGTAAACGATATCTGGCATTTCGTATCCAGCTTCTTCATACATTCCTTTAATCATTTGTTGTGCGGTTGGATTCCACTGAGGTACTTTATCGTAAGTTCTCCATGACTTAGCTGTAGCTTCATCAAATTCCATATCTGAGAGAATCAATACTTTGGTAGGCATTTCATCTTGTGAAACTTGGTGTTTAACAGCTTGACCTAGAATCAGTTGAAAGGTAGCTTCTAGGTTAGTGGTCATGCCCCAATCCGCTTGTGACAATTGCACTATTCTATCCCTTAGGTTACCATTAAGTACTTGAAGTTTCGGTCTCGCCGAGAACGTTACAAACGTATCTTGGAAGGGTCCTAAGTTTCTTTCCGAAATGTATAAACCTAATGAGATTGCGACATCCAAACAAGTAAGGTTAGGGTTATTTCCCACGGGACAACCCATCGAACCTGAAACATCTACCACTGGGAGAATTCTTTCTTCAGAACCTTCCATGTAATTAGGTAAAACTTTCCACTGTTCACTAGCAACTTCCACGTCACCGAACTTAACAGATTTAGTGATGTCGTAAGGGTAAACTGCTCCACTGTTAATCTTAGTAGTTCCCTTTTTAAGAGACTCTACATACTCCTCATACCTTTCACCATCATTCTTATGGAATGCTCTTTGGTACCTAGACGATGCCAAGGATGGTAATTTAGAATAATCAATATTCTCCCATTCCTTAGCACACATACTAGTTTCCACCACATTAGTTAGCCCCACTACCATCTTACGATATTCTTTAGGTGTCATTTTCATGTACTTTCTAATCGTATTTGCTTTCACACCTTTTCTTGGCATCCACTTTGCACATAACCCATCTTTGTTTTCCAAAGCGGTTTTGATTAAAGCTAATGGTTCCAACCAACAGTTTGTAGTACCAACAAGTGTCAAAATGTCATCCCACCTTCCATATTCACTAATTAAGTGAACATTTTTGTTTAGTACATCACTGTGGTTTTCACATAACCAATCTAGTAAATCTCTAAAAATTTGTCTTTCACCAGCACCACCTCTTACGTCTCTTGCCCAGAATAAAATTCTCATGGACATTAGAGCGTCTTCGTTATATGCCTTTGAGAATTTAGAAACAAGTCTTTTCTTGTCCATCCCTCTCATCGCACCTATCTGAAAAAATAGGTCTACACAGTGATTTAAAGTAGATGAGTTAGTTGTCATCCCCTTTTCGGTTACCGTGTCTTGTGTCTGAAGTGAGTCTCGTAAATTCATAATTTCTAGTTTTAAAGTCTGTTTTGAATAGTTGTATAAGTAAGTAAAAAAATGGTAAAAGTCACTAACGTTGTTTAATTATAGGAAAAAAATTCCCCCTGTCAAGCCCCTGGAGTAATATTTTTATTTTTTTTAGTTGTTATTGGGTAATTCTAATACTTTTTCTAATTGATTTTTCCAATTAGTATCAGTCATATTAATAGTTGGAATACCTTTACGCCTAGCCATTTCTACTGCTTGCCCTGTTCCACCTTTAGGTCTTAATGGATTATCTGTTTCTTCAGCGTAGAATAATACAAAATCAACAGGAGTATCTAAATTATCTCCAAATATTTGATTAGTATTTCTAGCCATAAGTTTAAGGCCTCCACCCTTTAATCTTGAGGGTGCAGGATGTATTTCTTTAGCTATAGTTTGTTCTTTTATTCTACTACCTTGTACTTCTGGTGAAAACAAATTCTTTTGAGTTGTACCATCTGAAAATGCCTTATCTGCACCTTCTTCTTTATTTCTAAATGTTTTACCTGTATTTAAAGTATATCCTTTAGACTCAAGCATTTTAGCTACGTCTGTCATAGCTTTTAATATAGAAGCTGGAGTAACTCTGGAACCCACTCCAGCATATGTCATAGTAGGTGTAGAAGATTTTGAAGGTAAATTATTAAATTCTATGGCACCTTCTTTTCCTATAACCTCACTACTTTGTTGTGTTGGTTTTTCTAAAAATATGGGGCCATGTTTTCCAAAATACCCATCTGCAATATTATAGTCATAAAATTCTATAGCTTCTTGTTCTGTCATTTTGTCACGTCCCATAAGAGTTAATATAATAGTTTCTATTGAATAAATCAACCTAGGTTCTAAATCTTTTGAATACCCTATACCGACGATTGCTCCATGTAGACCGTCTAACACTATAGCGTCTGGATTTAATTCGGCGATTTGTTCTAGGGTCGGGGTTTCTTCTACCATTATTTTAATGTTTGATAGAAGAATAATAAAAATAAAGTGTATTGTCAAGTTTTAGTGAAAGGAGACAAACCCGTTTTCTGACGCAGTTTTAAAAGCCTCTTTCCATTCCTCATATTTGTGAATGAACCATTTGAACTGACCGGTATCGAACTCTTTTTTGGGGTCAAATTTAAGGTACCATGTATCTATTACTTGTTTAATATTATTTTCGTACTTAACAAAATCATTATAAAGTTTTTTACTAACCTCTGGACCTATGATACCATCAGAGTCAGAAAAATAAATTAATTCTAAAAAGGGTGGGCTATCTGGTTGGTAGAGTTTATCAGACATACTCCAAACTTCTTCTGCCCCACCAGGGTAACCTGCCGCTAACGCAAGGTCGCTTCTCCACTCATTGTATCCCGAATAACTTCCCGCTCTAAGATAACCACCTTCATCTCCAGATTTGGTTTTATACCATCCAGGTTCTAACCCTTTCATGTGGCCACCAAACAAACCCCTATCTGTGTCAATATAATGTAGATTATACCCTTTATCATAAAAACCATATACCCAATCATCATAGGCTCGGTTAAATGGTTCCACACCCGCTGGAATTTCTTCGTCAGGTATACGTTTTACATTACTATAATATGAAATATCTAATCCCATTATTTCATTAATATTTTAATTTTCTCCACACCTTCTTCAATCTCGTCAAAGTCGACATCTGGTGTTAAATAAGTTTTGGTTTTTTCTTGGTGGTCTACTATACAAGCTGTTGGGATGTACTCTGTTTTAGCTTCTTCACTAACCTTCTCCCACTCCTTATCATATCTCTCAATATCTCTAACTAAGAACCTAATATTATTTTCTTCCAATAAACCTTTCATCTGAGTACACCAAGGACAACCCTCTTCAGAATATAATAACAATGTTTTCATTTTAATTTAAATAATAATTAATTTTATCACTATAAAAAGTTTTATCCCTGATACCTACCAACCTTTCTACCTCTTTACCATCTTTATACATGATGACTGTGGGAATACTTCGTACCCCATACTCGTCAGAGGAGTGAGGATTGTCTGTGACATTTATCTTACCTACAAGTGCTTTACCTTCAAAATCTGTTTTTAATTCTTCCATAGTAGGGCCTAATAATCTGCAAGGCCCACACCATTCTGCCCAAAAATCTAATAAAACTACCTTATTATCTTTTAGAGTTTTTTCTAAAGTGTTATCATTTACTTCCATAATTATAAATATTCTTTTAGTTTGTTTAAAGCCTCTTCTACCCCATCAAAATCTCTACCAGCTGAAATATAAACCCCAACACCATTACTCTCCACTAACAAAGTGGGGGTATACATTATACTTTTAGGTTCTAACTGAAGTTGTCGTTCTCTAATTTCTTTCCACAGTTCTTTATGGTCTAAGACTTCTATAATTTTATAGGTTATCTTTTCTTCTTTTAGTTTTTCTTTAAGTTCCACACAGGTTTTACACTCCCACTGACTAAATAATGTTATTTTCATTTTTAAACTTCTATTGTTCTAAATTTATCTTCTGCCTTTAATAGAGTATCGTATATTGTACCCGTCAATAGGTATGGGTCCGCGTTACTTGCCGGCCTTCTATCTTCTAAATAACCCTTCCAACCATTTTCTACAGTTGAAGGTGGTATTCGGATACTAGCTCCTCTATCACTAACCCCATAACTAAATTTATTAATGTGTTGTGTTTCGTGTAAACCCGTAAGTCTTTTGTTGTTTTCTTCCCCATAAACCTCCATATGTTTACTATGTGTGTTACCTAATTTTTCACATATTGAATTAAACATTTCTTCCCCTCCAACTTCTCTTGTTAAGTCACTAGAAAAATTCACATGCAACCCAGAACCATTCCAATCACCCTCGACAGGTTTTGGTTTAAAGTCTACTCTTAAGTCATACTTTTCAGTTAGTCTAATTAATAAAAACCTAGATAACCATAATTCATCACTCGCTTTTTTAGCCCCTTTTGAGAGTATTTGGTATTCCCATTGTCCAATCATTACCTCTGCGTTAGTACCTGTAATATTAAGGTTAGCTTCTAAACAGACCTGTAAGTGTTCTTCTACGATATCTCTACCCACCACATTCTCTGAACCTAAACCACAGTAATAGTCTCCTTGTGGTTTTGGGTAACCTTCAGTAGGGAACCCTAGTGGGGTACCAGTTTTAGTTAAGATGTATTCTTGTTCGAAACCAAACCAATACTCTGGGTCGTCAATTAAATTATGTCTTTTATTAGTTTTATGTGGTGTACCATCACTATTCATTACCTCACACATAACTAAAAAACCGTCTAACCTTTGTGGGTCCATTACAATACGAACCGGTTTTAATACACAATCCGATTTATTACCTTTAGCTTGGTTAGTGGAGGACCCATCAAAATTCCAATTAGGTAGTTCATCTGGACTAGGAATTACTCTTCCGTTATATGCTAATACCCTACCATTTAATTCTAGAGGGTCTGTCATGTGGTAATAATCCCAAATTTTAGTCTTACTCCTTAGTTTCTGAGTAGGTTCGTTACCGTCCAACCAAATATATTCTAATTTTACTCTCATCTTAATTATTATAAAAAATTTATTTTAATAAAATATACAAAATATGATTAAAAAGGTAAATCATCTCCAACATAATTTTCACGTCTATCCCTTGGTGTGGTGGGTACGCCATCACTTATAAACCGATTAACTTCTACGTCATATTTTAAAGTCTCAACATGGTTTGTCATTTTATTACTAATCTTAATTATTGGCATTGTATTATTTTTAGGTTTACAACTATAATCTAAAAATTCTTTTCGTAATAACTTCATAATAACTTCCCAGTCTCCTTGTGGAATATTATTGTATTTCATTCTAGCTTGAGATAACGTTGGTGTATTGTACTCTTCTCCCCCTCTCGCATACCACTCCTTCCTAAACTCACAAGTCATTCTTTCCATTCCACTTTCATGATTTTTTCTAACTGAAATTATAATACTTGTGTATCTATCCAAATAAGTTCTTACGCAGTGATTTTGAATTTGCCCTTCTTTAAAGTAATCACTATCGTCCTTTAATACTTTCACAAAATATATGTTACCATCTAATTCTATAGGTTTTTCTATATGAGTTAAAAAGTTATCTGGGTATAGGTAATTGACTTGTGTGGTTCTTTCACATCCGTGAAGTAAATTAGACCATTCACTATGTTCGTCATTAAATTTATCCAGGGTTTTAGATTTTATATTTTTAATAACACCATAACCTTGTAATTTATTTTTAATTTTAAAGTGGTCCAACAATAAATCTATAAATCCTTGAATTCTAGTAGGGTCTTTACAGGTATTGTATATATTGATTATATTATTTTTCTCATATTTAGAAAGCTTATCCCAATACCCTACATTAGTAATTAGATGTTCGGGTTGGGTGAACTTAGTATCTTCGAAAGTTTTACTAGAAGCTAATATATGTACGGAGATTCTTTTTACCCCATCATCCCCTAAGGTTCTCTGGAGTAAGTGTAGGTCTGTAACATTAATTTCTGGTTCAAGATTAAGTAATTTATTATAAAACTTACCTTTAAGTCCCCTTTCACCTAATATAGTATGAATTAAACTCATATTATATTTTCTTAGTTTTTTAATTCCAGGATAATGTTTTAACAGGTAGTAAGTGTAGTCGTTGGGTGTTTTAATTTTCCACACCTTTATAAACCATTCCATTATAATTGTTCCTAACAAATCCCCTGGTGAGTTCACACTATTAGGCAATACCGTAATGTCCAACTCTAATTCTTCCACTAACCCTATTAAAGCTTTTAATGCGTTAACGTTTGGGGGTGTTGTCGTACCTCGTTGGGTTTCAGGATGGACTAGTGGGCCAAATGGGTTGGTGAACGTTAAAGAATGTATTTGATTAATAATTTTTGAAAAATCATTTTTAGTGACGGAGGTGGTTCTACGTCTATGTGCAAAATGAGAGTTGGTAATGTAGAAGTTCTTAGTTTTTAAATTAAAAGTAATGTGAATATCCTTACTACCTTTAGCGAAATATCGGTGTCCCACCTGTCTCCTTTTACGAAAATTAAACATAGAAAGTTTAACCTTATCTTCATTCTTTTCTAACACTACAGTAGTTCTCCTCACTAAAGCACTATTAAGTACCTGTACCGATTTTTCTAACCATTCCTTTTCACCAAGAGCCATCACCTCTGTTTTTGGTGTGAAGTGCCTAACCTCAACATGTTTCGTTCTCTTACTATGTTTTTTATGTACATAAGGTACACTAGTTTTTTTCACTAGTTCACCCCCGTTTCCGTCTACTACGTTACAATCTTCATAAGATAATAACTCAAATTTTTCATCTACACCCTTAAAAAGTGTGTCCCATTTATTAATTTTTTCACCCATAATACAAATATAGGGAAAAAAAGGTACAAAACCAATCTATTTTTTCATCGTAAAAATAATACTTTACCTTAATATGCCACCACCAAAATAGTAAAAAAAACTAATGGCCACTTAAAGTAGGGGACAATATATGGGTTTGTTGTAGAGTTGCACGATAAAAAAAATATTTAGACTACCCCTATTTTTATAACATATCCACTTAATTATTTGAGTAGTGAATAGGATTATAGTATTCTACCACTAGTACAAAGCACGTGTATGTACCTAAACCTTTAAAAAAACATTAAAATGGAAAACGTTTTTAACATGATTAAAGGATTTTTTACTGGAGTATCTGACTTACTAATCACTTTCTTATCGGTAGGGGTGTTAGTTCAAGTATTGTTCGGCACACCCATATTCGGTATGGATGTGGTAGGCAATGTTACTGGTCTTATTAATTCCCTGGGTAGTTCGGGATTTGTAGGATTAATTGCGGTTATCCTCTTATTGAAAATCCTAGACAGAAAATAGCATGTCTAAATGAAAAACCCTCCAGTAGGAGGGTTTTTCATTTTATATAACTTTATATTTTTTACGACACATACTCTTCAGCGAGTGTCCATAATTTTTTATTTACGTTTAACCTTTGGTCAATGTTGGTTAGCTCTCTAACGGTTTGTTGCCTTCCAGAAGCTAGATAGTAAGTGATACCACCTCTGATGATTTTTTCCTGGACCAAATTAAATACTTCCCACAATTTATCTCCTCGGTCTTCCCCTCGGGTTGGTTTTAAAATTTCAGTCAAGGGGATGTACTCTTGACCACTCTTCCAACGAGCTAATATTGCTTTCTTAGCGAAATCTTTTTTAGCTGCATCACTAAGTTTAGTATTTTTAAAGTCGTCAACACGACTCATAATAGTGGGGATAGACGTTATAACATCATCTGTAATTCTTTGCACATCTTTAAGGTCATACCACTGATGTTTAATTTTAACTTTTTCAAAAGTCTGGTCTGCGATTACCAACCCATTGGAACAAACTAGCCTGAATAACCCAGCGTGGAGGTTAAAAGCGTTTCTACCATCATGGGAATTAGTGAGAAGAATTTCAGGGACGATTCCTCCAACCATGGGAACATCCTCGTTTCTAAATCTCAACATATGTTTTGTAAACATGTCTTGCCCACTTCTTGAATTTCTTTGACTCGCATCATACACCTGCCAACCCTCCTGACCTAAATCATTCATTATTTGGGTGGTGGGAATAAAAGTATATTTATCGGACACGTTAGTTGACGGTGTTGTAGCGTAAACTGATGGGGCGACGGTTTCGATGTCAGATTGTGTTAAAGGTTCCATAATTTTTTCTACCATTATCATTTATTTTATTGTAGTTTATTAATATTATTAGAATACAAAGATAATAACTTTTTTTGATAAAACAAGTAATCCCAAAAGAATTATGCCATTCCACAAAAGACCATTAAATATATGGTCAGTACTAACACTATTATCACTTGAAACTCTTTATCTTCAGGTGGAGTCACTGTATTATTCAAAAAGAAACTATCGTTACCCTAAAAATGGGATAAAATTACACATTTAACACTAAAAGAAAAAAATGAAAGATACAGAACTACTAACTAAGCTGGAAACCTTACTAAATGAAAAATACGAACCTATACTAGTGGTCCAACTATTAAGAGTACCCCCGCAGGAAGAATTAAAAGCGTTTGCTAAAGGCCTGTCTGAACAATTTGGTTATAAAGTACTTGTCCTACCCGGAGACATCGAAACCAAAGTAGAGTTAATTAGTATTCTCAAATCAGATGTTAACAAGGTTGAGGCTCTAACTAGTCGAGTATTGGATTTAATAGGAGATTTAGAGAAGGAATATAAAGACGTTCTATCCCCAGTCGATAATGTTATTCAAGAAATCACAAAGTAATAGGCAAATGTCTACTTCTAGTATCCTCAAAACAAATCTGGAGGATTCTAATGCTGTGAACCATCCTCTCCATTACGGTGGTGAAGACAACCCCTATGAAGCTATTAAGGTGATTGAGTCCTGGGGCCTAAATTTTAATTTAGGGAATGTGATAAAATATATTTCACGTGCGGGGAAAAAAGACGACATCCAACAAGACTTAGAAAAAGCCCTTTGGTACCTACAAAGGGAGTTGGGCAAATAGTCATTATTGTTTATTATGGTATTTATAGGTATGAAACTTATAAGTGAACTTTCTTTATTAATTGAGGAAGAGGAGATTGTTGTGACGCCCACTTCTTCGTCTGACCAACTTATCACTTTCTTAACAGACGATGAAGGGGTGGGTGGTGAACCTGTACTATACACCTATGATGACGGCTATTATAATGACCCACCTATAAAATATGACAGTAGTAGGTATAAAAATGGTATACCTAAAGGTACATTAACCATAGGTTATGGTCACACTGGTAAACATGCTACCGAAGGGAAGGTTATAACTCAAGAAGAGGCCATACAGTATTTAAAAGAAGACTTACGTGGGTTTGAAGGTTGTGTTAATAGAATAGTAAAGGTTTGGAGTGCAAATGATTTACCTGGTGCTAAATTAAACCAATGTCAGTACGATGCAATGGTTTCTTTAGCCTTTAATACGGGTTGTGAAGGAAGTAGAAATAACCCTGGTATTAGATTAAGTGCATGGATTCAAGATGTCAAATATGGTAAATTTGATGAAGCAGCTAAAAAGATTAAGTCCTGGAATTGTCCTTTTGGTGTATGTAATAGAAGAATAAAGGAATCCAATTTATTTTCCAATTGTGAGTACTAATACTATTTATATTATATGGAAAAAATAATCAAAGAAAGTGGGATACAGGATATTAACCAAATAGTAAAAAGATATCCTAAAGCGGAAATTTATTTTCACCAAGATTTAGATGGGGTAGTGTCGGCTATTGCTATGAAAGAATATTTAGAAAAGTATGGCGTGGAGGTGGTGGACACACACGTTATACAATATGGTGATAAAGAATTTTCTGTAGCTAAACCAAAAGCTGAAGGAGACACAATGCAAGTATTAGTAGACTTTGCTCATGGTAAACCAATGTTCACTATACATACTGACCACCATGACAGTCAATCTGGTGTAGAGGGCGATACCTCAACACAATTTAGAGGAGCTCGTTCTAATGTAGAAACACTTTCTCAGGTTGTAAGTCCTAGTGACATCTTTACTACAGATGACGTAATGAGAATATCAACAGTCGATAGTGCTGATTACGCAAAACATGGTCTCACACCAGATGATGTAATGAATTACATTAAAAAGTTCGACTCTAACGGTACGGTCCCAAGTAATAAATGGATGTTAGCCCTCTTAACCAATAAGTTGTTATTAGCTTACAAAAATAAACCAGGGTTCTTAGAAGCACTTGTAGATAGGTCTTCCCCATCCTTAATGAATATTTTTCATAATATTAATTCGATTGCTGGAGACGAAAATTTCACTACACCAGAACAAATGAAGGTTAACCAAGAAAAGTACATTAAATCCCAAGAAGAAAGTGATAAACTTACTTTAGAGGATAATATAATTGTACAGTATGGAGGAGGAAGTTTATTTAAACCAGGTTCCTATGACCGTTACACACCGTTTAAAATATATCCAGACGCTGACTTTTTAGTAATCGCATGGCCGATGGGTTTAGTACAGGCATCCTGTAACCCATTTAAAGAAGATAGAGCCCTTAAAGGAATTAATTTAGCAGATATCGCACAAGAGGTACTTAAGAAAATCGAACCTCAATTAAAACAACATCAGATTCCTGTTTCTGTCATCAAAAGAATAGGGGAAACCAAAGCGGATGACTCTAGTATTGGTTTTAAAACTTCAGACTTATTTGCATTATATAAAGGACGCAATAAAGACAAACTTAATAACATGCCGCCTGTAGAGTTGCCAGTATATGGGGAAGTGGTGAACATAATTGATACTCCCTGGCAAGATTTAAATGAAGAGGAAAAACAAATTCTAGACACTATAACGGTGTCCGCTTGGGATGTAATTCAAGCCAATAGTGGAGGGCATAAATGCATAACAAATGTAAGTGGACTTAATTTCTTCTCGAGAGCTAAGAGGAACCCTGAAGGGTCTTATAAGAAACCTGATGGTCAAACTACTCGTTATGTAGAGTTCGTGAAATGGGTACAAAAAGAAATAGTTAAAACATTAAAAGAAAAAATAGACAATAGTAGTGTTAATGAAATTAAATATAATATAAAGAAAACTTTATTAGAGACTTCCTTTATAACAGACGCATTAGGTGATTTAGGAGCAGCAGCCATCGGTGCTACAGGGGTAGTAGGGATGCCAGTCATGTTAGCTTTAATAGGTAAAAATGTATACGAAATTAAAAAGAACAATACAGATTTAGAAATAGCTTTAGATAAGTTTAAGGATTCACCTAACGCGAGTGACTTGAAAGTTATTGAAAAGGAGATGTTTACTGTAACGTCTGATTTACTTGATTTAAGTTCCAGAATAGTTCAATTAGCTCCAGACCCCACAGGTATTAGTGATTTTACCGCATTTGTTGGGGAACAGGGATTAGAAAAACTAGCCATAGATGAGGTCCCTAAAATCTTAAGTACATTAAAGTCTGTTATTGAGAAGGTCCCTATTGTGGGTAAAACTGACGTGGTTAAAGCTATGGGTAATGTGGGGTTAGCCCACGAATTATTAAATAAAATAGGTGAAAAGATTAACTGAACATTTGTGAGTTTTGTTGGGAAATCACATAAAGTTTAAAGTGTGACCCTCTTCGATTCCCAATCTAACGGCATCACCACCATTTAATTCTAACACTTCATTACCAATTCCTTGATAACTATTACATTGATTAGTTATGCATGGATGGCAGTCATGATGTATGTGTGTCACTACCCTATTCACCAACATTATAATATCTAAGGGTATTAGACAATTTTTCATCCAAAAAGATTGTTCACGTACTTCTGAAAATACGAATAACATACCTCCGACTAATTTTTTTCTCCCCATCATACCTAATTGTATTTGAGTAGGTGTGTCTCTAACTTCTATCGGTAGTGTATTTTTACCTATTGATAATTCCATACATATAAATACCTTTAAGATTATATTTATTATTAAAACCACTTAAATGAATATTAGTCTAATTAATACTATTAACCAACAGGGGTTAATATTAGAAACCCTAGAGGAAAAGGACTCTGTAGTTAAGAAAACCTTGTTGGATTTGGGGGGAGTTATAGGTGGGACTTTCACCTTTGGGGTGGGGATTACCGCAATGTTACCTGTCGTTATGGAATTAATGGCTGGCACAATGCCGACTTTAACAGAACAAGATGCTGTTCTTCTTTACATAACCGCTATGTGGATTCTGGTTGGTAGACATCAAGATAAAATCCAAAAACTTTTAAATATAATTAGAGAAAGAGGTCTAACTGATGGTTTGTCAGTAGTGTTAGATTTTTTAAAGTCTGTGGAGGACATATCAATTAAAATAGGTAATTCTTTAGGTTATACCGTAAATTCTTTAGTGGATATAGTCGCTTTCACCTTTTTAGCTTTCCCCATAATAGACGGATTATTATTTCTCATTAATCAGGGTTTAATTAACCCAGGTTCACCCACAGGTTATCTAAAAAGTGTACTGGTTGGGGTTGGTATAATAGGGTTTAAAAATGTTTTTAATCACATAATAAAAAAATTAGGTGGTAAATTAAAATCGTTAGATGAAGGCCGAGAAAATCTAAATGAACAAAGTAATTTTTATAGCGAAACTTTGGAAATGGTGGGAGATGTCATATCACTAGTTAAAAAGAGTACCACCAACCCTAATGTTGAAACTTACTATTTGCCTGAGGACCTAAGACCAGATGAAATTATCTATGAAATAGATAACTACATGTTTACTTTAGAATTGACTATCAGTAGAGATGAGGACATTAAAGATGAGTTTCATTTAGAAGCGTACTACGTTGGTGATGATACTATAGAAATAGGTTTGACAATTAACCCTCTAATGGAACCAGAAAGTTATATACACATTGAAGATTACTTAACTGAGTATATTAGACATGAAATTAGACATGCGGAACAAGAAGTAATGGGTACACACCTCGGAAAAATTAAAAAAGATTTAAAAGGTTTAGAGTATTATACTCAAGACCACGAAATAGATGCACAGACTTCTGGTCTTAATGCGAGAAGACTCAAACAAGATAGGTCCTTCGAGGAGACCATTAGAGGTGCTGTGGAGAACACTAAACTAAGACATGGGTTAAGTGATGACGAGGGTGAACAACTTTATGACATACTCTTAAAAGACATTACCGAAAGGTATGGTAGAGAGTCTTCACAAGAATCTGAAGATTTATATGAACAAACAGACGGTGAGGCAAATATACCTAAAAAAATAGTACTGGATAACGAAGACTATAGGGTGTATGTTCCTCTTAGGGTTAATGACCTATGTAGGATACCAGACACTGACTATTGTAATTACAGTGACACTTTAAAAATTCAAGCAAGTAAGGGAACCCCTTACATTATTGAATTTAAAAAAAGAAAATTAGTGCCCGCAAAAAACTCTAACCAACTTTTATTTATAGATAGAGGTAAAATCCCTCTTTTACGTGAACCTGGTAGTCAGAAGTCTATGTATAATACTGCGGGACGAGGGGAAAACCATATGGAGGTCCTTAGTCAAGAAAAAGAATTACAAAAGTTTTTTCATTTAAAATATAGTTTATATGAAAGAATTAAATACAATATGGAATTTGATGAAGGTGTTTTACTAGATGGTAAAAACCATAGCAAACTGGGTGCACTTATATACAATATAAATAATAATACTGGAGACCCTGAAGAGTTAGTTGATTATTTTGGTGACTTTGAGGAATATAGTGAAAGTTACTACACTCGAGGAGGTGAAGATGAAATCGAGATTGTCCCTGACGGAATTAACGTTTATTTAAAAAAGGATGATTGGTTACAAAATGTTTTGGACTTGGGTGAGGGTGATTACTATTATGATTTAGTTCATGATAATTATTATGGTGACCATTATGAGGAATTGGATTCGGACGAATTAAATTATATGTCTTGTTGGTTTAATGACTCACAATTAAAAAAAGTGACAGAGTTAATGAACTTATTCGAAGGTACCGACAAACCTATAGATAGGGCGTGTTTTGATTTTGAAGAGGGGGAAATAAATGACTTTTTTGAAAAATATTTCCATCAAGAATGGGACAATTTTACTCCAGACTTACTATATGAGGTGGGCTCGGGTATTGGTAAGCAGAGGGTTATAGAATTAGAAAAGTGGTTCAAGGATGAAATTTATTTAGAGTATGACCACATAGGTCGTGATAGTGTAATGGTACATATAGGTTGGGAACCTTTACTTTACTTAGTAACCACCCACCTACAAGATACCGATACATTAGATACATTATTTAATGAAAGTAACGCTATCAACGCTATCTCCTCTGAACCTCAGGATGTGTATTATGACTCATATGAGTGGGCAGAGGGAACAGAAGAAGAGGTTGAATCTGAAATTGACCGATTTTTAGAAAAAATAGATGATGTGGATATAGAAAGAAGAAAAGATTTTATAGAGAAAGTTGACGATTATTTAAAGAAAGAAAAATTTGAGTCTCATAACTGGGGTATACATAAATATAGTAAAAAGTATGGTGACCCTAATAACCCATATAGAATAGTGGGTATTAAAAAAATAGATACTGAGGACGAAACCATTAGTTTTGATGTGGATGTTTGGGACGTAGAAGACAAAACTAGTAGGAGTAGAGAAACCTACTATGTTAAATCATTTGAAGATTTTGTAACTTATGTACAAAGCCCTACCATATTTGAACCTTAATCTTCGTCCCCAAACTTTTTTTGTACGTAACTCGCTTTTTGAATTTCATCTCTGCGGATAATTGATGGTTTGGTGAAATGTTTTCTTTCCCTACACTCTTTTAGGATTTGTGTATTAATTACCTTTCTCTTCATCTCTTTAAGAGCTCTTTCTATATTGTTTTTTTGTACTTTTACTATTAACATATAATCTTATTGTTGTGGTTATATAAATATAAAAAAATTACTTATTATGTTCTAGGTAATTAAACTTTATTTCTTCATCCAAGTTTCTATTTCTTTTTGTGCTGGTAGGTTTAGTACTTTTTCACATAATTTACAAACCCACATGGGTTTAGTAGCACTTCCTTTATCGTCACCTACAAATTTTATGTGTTTATCTGAATGAGAACATTCACTTTGAATTTGTTCTATTTCTTTAGTGATTTTATCTTTTTGAGAAACTAAACTTCTCAGTTTTTCTTTTTTTTCCATTTAAAATAGTTTTGATGGTCTACACATCGAAACCATCTATACGAGCATTTTTTTTCATTTCTTCACTGGATTCGTCCCATAACTCATTTAACTCGTTTATGTACTTTTGAATTGACTTTTCGTCTTTCTCCGCTTGTGATATCCTTAATTTATCTATCACTTTTTCTATTTTTTTATTTAATAATTGTTGTGACATTACTCCACTATTGAATACCCTGGGTTATGTAGTACGTTCATTATCCCATTTTCTACAGCTAGAGTATCCGCAAGAACAATACACTCTTCTTTATTTTTAGCCATTAAACTTTTGAGGGGGTGTCCCGTAACATCTACTAGATTCACTAAGTAGACGATGTCGTTATTTTGTCTTCTAAATTTGTGTGTAATTATTTTCATAAGTTATCTTTTATAAATTATACACAAGTAAATGTTAAGCGTAAACCTTTAAGGTTTATAATTCACTTAACATTTCAATTAACTTAGGTTGTGGGGACAGGTCAAATTTATCCTTTCTTACATTAGTATGTGTCCATACTCCTTCCGCTCCAACTAAAGCTTGTTTATTCAATGCAAAAGCATCTCCTTTTTTGTCATGAAGATAAGAATCTACAGCGTATTGTGTATTTCTCCCATCTACTCCATCTTCCGCTAATACCCTACCGTTAGCTCCTAGATATCCTTGGATATTTAACCATTTTTGGTTACCTAATAAATCTAGGTCTGTTGGCATCTTTAAGGATTTATTTATGATTCTTTTCATCCCTTTAGCGACATCTATCTTAAACTTATCACTTAGGTAATGGATAAGTTGTCTTGTGGACTCTATTTGTGAATTAGTATAAGCGTGATAGTGATTATATCCTTTAAAGGTAAAACCTAAGTCAATAACGTCTTCTTTAGGTACCCTACTATTAACATAGTTGAAGTACTCCCCATCTTTAACTTTAATAGGTCCATAGTTACATATCTCAATCCCAATACTTTCTTTATTTAATGTTCTATTATTTCTTGCTTTGATTCCCAGGTGGTGTGCCCACTTTTCTGGTGGGTGACATTCTATAACGGTACCATCCCATTTAGTATTCCCATCTCTGGTTGATTTACCTCCTATAACATAGGCAGTGGCGATATGTCTCACTTCACCACTTTTAGTTTTATCTCTTTCCCAGTTAGCTACGGTCCAGTCAGGTCTATGGCTTCCAGCGGTATGGTGTAAGTATATTGTCTTTTTTGTAACAATGTCGTGATAGTACTCTTCACTCTCTAAATAAATCTGTTTTAGTTTCATATTATATTGTTTATGATTATACGGATTCATAGATTAACTCATTATATCTTGCCCAAAGTTTTTCGTCATCATAAACTTCATCGAAATCACCAGGACATAACCCTTCCACTTCACTTCTATAAATCTCGCCGAAATTGGAGTGTCCCATTTCCACATCATCTGAAGCTACGGAGATTAGTGTGCGATTTACTAAGTCTGTAACGTCGTAAACGTCCGCTTCAAGTTCGATTTTTTCTTTACCTCTGTACTCGTATGTTTTGTCTGTACCTACAGGTTTACCTAGTAATTCTTCTAATGCTTTGTGGTACTCATTATAATATTGTGATTCTAATTCTTCATTATATGCTAGATTGTAAGACCCTTTTAGTTCCTCCGCATAATCTTCTAACCCATCCGCACATTCCAATAATACAACAAAATTGTACCTGTCATCGTCATTTAAAAAACTATTCATACGAGAAGGGTCAAGATAAAAAGTATCATCACCTATATTATCTTCTTCGACCCACCATTCAAATTCTTCCCTAAAACAAGTTAAGGTTTTATTATTATGCATTATTTCAGTTAATAACAACCTATAGTTTTCTAGAGTTAGGTTGTCTACTAACTCATTCAAGTCTGCGGTCCAAGGCCTCCTAAAGTCGAGCCACGACTCCCAAAGCTTGTCTTGGAAAATTAATTCCGCTATTTGTTCACAACTTGTGTCACTACCGAAATTTCCCTCGTCAAAAAATAATGATTTGTCGTACATGTCTAACGTAAGGTACGTCTTTCCGTCTACTTGGGATTTATTTAAATCGGTAATCTCGTTTTCTATTATGTTATCTACCACGTATTTTATAACTAAATCCGTATCCATGGTTCCACTATTTAGTGCCTTTCTACCCCCTAAAGCTTCTATAATATAAAAATTAGGGGATTCGTCCCAGTGACCAATTTGATTTAAGAACTCTTCACCCAAACCTCTACTGTCTAGAGCTTTATAATATTCATGTAGGTCACCACCAAATAATTTAACAGTTTCCGCAATGTCTGCCCAATACCAACTCTCCAGCGCTGTTTTAACCCAAAAAGGTTGTTCTTTTTGTTCTACTAGTGTTTGCACTGTATGAAGTAATTTCATACCCATAAATAGTTTGTGGGCAATAAAAAAGGGGATTTATACCCCTTTCTTTAAATTTGTGTTTTTGTTAATTTGTTCAGTAATCTTTTCCCTTATAAGTTCTTGCATATTTTTACTGCCTAACTTACCATTAGATTTACCAGTTCCTTTATTTTTTTTACAACCACACCCCATCTTATTTGATGTATTTGTCGAATCTGCCGTTTTTAACTTCGTTCACTAATAACTCAAATTGTTCTTTTGTGAATGTAGTAAATCCTTCATCGTCACCTCCAATTATAACATCATCACGGTCAGTGTGAATGTCAACCGCGGGACATTTACAACTTCCCTTTCCACATAATGTAATTTCTAAAGAGTTATCAGTCTCCTTCATTGGTAATTCATGTTCTTGCATAGTTTTTTGTCTTAAAATCCTTTTATTATACCGATAAATATTACAACTTATCTATTTCTTTGTAAAGTAAATCTTCTGGATTAATCTTTTCACCATCTTTAATTATTTCATAGTGTAGATGACAACCCGTACTAATCCCCGTATTCCCAACCTTACCTATTGGGGTGGTATCCGTTACGTGTTGTCCCTTTTTAACTAGTATTTGACTTAGATGAGCATATACTGTCTGATAACCGTTATTATGGTTTATCATCACATGTTTACCATAACCTCCTTTTCTCCTCGCTTCCATAACTATCCCTGCCGCGGTACAATATACGGTATCACTATAACCCCCCCTTAAGTCTAACCCTTCATGGAACTTCTTATGTTTACTGATGGGGTGTACCCTCGACCCAAAGTCACTACTAATAATAAGGCTGTCTAATGGTGACCCAAAAGGTATGTAGGTATTAAAATGCCTAATTGTGGAATCTTTTATATGCATTTGCAGATGTAAAGAGTCCACGTAACTTGGTGTGTAAATATTATTATTTTCTTTATTAGTCTTGTAAATCATCAAAATCATTAAAAAAAATACTGTTATGATGAATCCCGTTATATATGATTTGTTATTATCCATACGATACCACTTTTATAAGTATTTATATTACAAGAAGAGAAGTTACAATAGTAAACGATAAAGAAGATAGGTATTTATAAGTTAAAGTAAAGAATGCTGCTAGTAGAAAATAGAATATCAAGAGTAAAAGAAAAGTATAATATACCCTTAGACATCTGGGATAAGATGGTAACTGGGAGTGGTACTATAGCAAATAACCAGAAATATTTGGAGTGGATTGCTAGAGACTATACTAATTCTACAATTCAAAACGACATTTACTTAGAAATGTTACTGGACACTGTAGAATCTTTTGATAGAAAAAGGAATAACTTATCCAAAAAAGATTTATACTCATATAAGGATTATCATGAACTAAATCAAGTTTTAGTTAAGTTAAAAGAACGACAAAGAGTTATCGATACTCACGAACAATCTGAAGTCATTTACGAAGATGACCGTTTTAAGGTAGTAGTTCCAGAATCTCATGACTCATCTTGTTATTATGGTAGGGGCACAAAATGGTGTACCGCATCTACAGACAAACCTTCCCACTTTAAAAATTATAACAAAGAAGGTAAACTTTTTTACATATTAGATAAAACATTACCTACTTCTAATCCCTACTATAAAATAGCATTAAATAAAACATATAGGGGAGGTAAAAGTTTTTATGATGCCCCAGATAACTTAATTAGTGACACAACACCCATAGAGTATATTTTAAAACATCCTTTGATGGGTGCTATAGAAAGTTTCTTTGAGTACACTTATAAAGACCAAATAGAAGCCATTAGTGCTGAGATAAAAGCTATGGAGTTGGAGAGACAGGCAAGACAAAATGAATGGGCCCAACGTAGAAGAGAAAGAATAAGACTATTAAGTGCTCAAGCAGAATCACGGAAAGAGGGCAATGAATGGAACCCAGAAGATACAGACTCTATAGGTGTAAGAGCTAACGCATTAATGGAATACTTAAAAGATGAAGGTGAGTGGGAAGATAATAGTGAGGAGATATCCTCTTTGGAGGAACAGATTGCAGACCTTCGTATCGACATGGAAAATGACCCTGAAGTAATTGAAGATATTAATGGTGAAAGAGCTCAAGAATATGGTGAAGATTTAAATAATTTAGAGGAAGAACTGGAAGAAGAAAGGGAAAATACTTCTTCAGTTTACGATATCATGTATGAGGGACACTCTCACTATGGTGAATTACCTGTATTTGAATATGGTGGGGGTGAATATTCGATAGGTGATGATGATGAAGCTAATGACGCTGCTGAAGAACAAGTAAGAAGTTTAGTTGAGGACGTTGGGTATGAAGGTTTTAGCCTGGATTTTTATTCCAATTACATAGATGGTGATGATGTTGCTAGGTATGTAGAAGACTTTATTAGAGAAGATGTGGAAGAAAGTCCTGAGAGTTATTTAGATGAAGAGGATAAAGTAATGACCCAGTATTTTAAAGACCAATTAGAAGCTATAGACGAACAGATAGCAGACCACGGGTATGAATTAGAAGAAGTGGAAAGAGAAGTGGATAAAGAATATATTCAAGACCAAATAGAGGCATTAGAGGAACGACAAGAAGAAATTAAAGAAGACGAGGACAATTATGAATGGACAGAAGAGGATATAGAAAATGCGGTAGAGGTTAAATTAGATGAGGTCAGAAGTGACCCTATGGAGTATATAGAAATGTATGGGTTAGATATTACCCATTTTATAGACGAAGATGAATTTGTGAGAGAGGTTGTATCCTCTGACGGTAGAGGAAATGGTCTTGCGGGTTATGATGGTGAAGAACGTGAAGTATTTTATGATGGTGAATGGTTTTATATTTATAGAATAGGGTAAAATGAGATATAACAAACACATATTATTAGAAGGAAGGTTAGAAGATGTTAAGAATTTCTTTAAAAACCAAATAGGTGAGTCATGGCCTTACACAGAACCTGGTAATCCTTACCATCACTTTTTACAGGGTGTCGATTTAGAGGAAAGATTTCAAGTTTTTGTGGATAATGACCCATCAGGCAACCATAAATATTTAAGATGGATGGTCGACACTTACCTAGGTGAAGGTGGCATAAACCCTCTAGACATTTATTCTGTGGTACAAAAGTTTGATGCAAACTTAAGTAGGTTGACCCCTGAATTTATGTATAACCAATTAAGTGTTAGCCCTATCGTAAAAAAATCACCTAAAGATATAAATTCATATGCAAATATAAATGAATTAGAATTTATAGTAGATGAACTGAGTACGTCGACCAGTAAAAGACAAAAAGAGAAAGAACTAAAAAAAGAAGTAGATAGGGTATATGAAGACGATAACTGGATAATAATTAGGCCAAAAAGTCATGGAGCTTCTTGTTATTACGGTGCTAACACCAAATGGTGTACCGCCATGAAAAATAATAGTTCCCAATTTGACCATTATTCAAAACTGGGTGTTTTATATTATCTAATAAAGAAAGATTCTAGTTCAGGGTATAAAATAGCTCTTTTTAAAAAGTTCCCATCTTTACATACTAACCATAAGACAGGTAAAAAAACTTTAGATTCACCACGAGATGACGAGTGGTTTGATATGCAGGATAATAGGCTGAATAGTAGGGTTGGGGATATAGTTACTAACATGTTACCAAATACAGCTAAAAAAGTAATAACTGATTTATATGAAAAAGAATCAAAATATTATGAAGAGTTAGCAAACTCTAATGTTGGGAATATGTCTCTAAATCAATTTGTTAACTCAATAACGGATAAACTACTGGGTCAAAAAATTAAATTTAATACAGAAAGTGGTACCTGGGAACTTGAAGTGTCAGGTCGTCATGAATGGTACGTAAAGCACACGGGAGATAAAATTTATACGACCCCTATAGGTGTTGAGCTCTTTGTTGATGGGGAGTATGAGATAATTGTATCCGACTTTGACCGAGTGATAACACCTACAGAAGAAAACGACTTGGTTGAGGGCATTGGTTGGTATTTTAGAATCCTTCCTGAGAAAATTGTTGAGGCTTCACGTAGAGATGGTTATAAGGAAGTTATAGGGGATAGGTTAGGTTTACCAGAAAAAGACCGTTTTAAAAATACATTTCTAGACAAGGAGTGGAACTCATGGGTGCCAAGACCCGAAAAAAGTTTCTTAAATAATATTTTATTACCGAACTTAAGGTACCTATTATCTCGACCTGAGATTAAAGAAATGACACAAGAACAGAAAAAATTGTGGGAACCTAATAGATATAATACACCTTTAACTTTTAAATACCCCCCTAAAGAAGGTTCATTAACTCAATTATTTGTGGACTTTGTTAAAAATAACCCTGGGAAGACTAGAAAAGAATTTTATGATTCTATAGGGAGAACTTATACCCCAGGGCACAACTCTGAATTTTTTGCAGTTATAAACAACTCTGGGATAGTGAAAATGGAAAGACAAGGTAGACAGTTTGTTTATACTTTAGGCCCTAATCACGAACCTTGGGTTAGAGGTGAATTAAGTAGAATGTAACGCAAGGATTTATAGATATGGATAATCTCGATTGGTTAAATCAGTTAGGTAACAAGTATTATGGTTGTAGCTGGGGACCATGTGAGGAACTTAAGAGATTAAGTTCTACACCACAAAGATATTCTGCTTTCACACAAGAATATTTAAATTGCCTACCTGAACCTGAACCATTCCCTTGTGATATGATAGCACCTTGCCTTTCGACACTTGTGCCTTATCTTTTGTCGGTAGGTCCTGGGGGTAGTTCTTTATATACTGCCAGTAACGATATGGTGTATATGTCATGGACAGGGGGTTCGGGGACCCACACATTAACATTACCCTCCGCAGCTGAGACACCATATAGATTCATCAGATTCGTAAATGATGGAACAGTATCGGCCTCAAACACTGTTGATATCACAGCTCCAGTTGGGCAGACTATCGATGGTGTTGCGTCTTACGGGATAAATAAGGCGTACAACGGATGTGCTGTATGGTCAGACAGTAACAACTGGATAGTCATACAAGCAAAATCAACCTAAAAATCTTATTAGTTAAGCCCTATATTAAATCCTTTGAAGGTTTGGAATATTTTATCTTCGTTAAGTGGTGATGTTTCCACCATTCCCACTTCTTTAGAGAGTTCTAGATGATTTTCTTCCACATATTCCAAATACAGGTCATTTAATGTGTCTAATAGTTGTTTTCTAGTTAACGATGGGTCCCCACCCTTTTTAAAGTTTTTCCCAGCAACTACACTCACTCTTCCCATAAAACTAGCAAAGGTAACTCCAGGAACACTCGACATTAATTCTTCTTTACTGTTAGGGTTATTGGTGAAAAACGCTTTTAAGTTTTTACAATATATCTCTACATCCACATCCATATCATATAAATATTTTATGAGTTAATAATAGTTAAGAATAAATTACTTATCAAGATAAACTAGACTTTAACCATACTATGTGATAGGGGTGAAAGATATTTTAGTTGTTTGTAAAAACTACTGACCAGGAGTGAATCAACTCCTACCCTCCCTCTATCAATACCACATCTCCCCCATCTATCATCTCTTGGACTCTAGGCCCTATTTTTAGATTAGGGTTAAATCTAACATTTAAAACTTCTAACTTAGGTAAGTCAGCTAATGACTCTGGTAAAGTTTTTAACGATGGATTGTCAGGTATAGAAATAAATATTAGATTTTGTAATTTACTAATATCTTCAGGTAGTTCACTTAATAATCCTTCAATGTGTAACACCTCTAAGTTAGGAAAATTTAAAATTTTAGGATGTAGGGGTTGTGCAGGTAGTTTATCTTTCTTATCCCCGTAAGCTCTATTTTTGCTTTTTTCAAAATCAAACCTTTTTAAAGACTTCGGTAACTTATCTAAGAATTCCTCGAAACCATAAAGACCTATAAATCTAGATATCTGGTCACCAGGATAGTTTATTTGTACTTGGTCACCAAAGTCTTTGTTAAGAGCTTTTGCAAATTCGTGTTTAAAGAATCCCTTTAGTTCTTCTAGTTCTCCACCAGTGGTCAACAGCTGTTCTAGATTAACACTTCTATCGTCTTGGTCCATATACTGGTTGGATGGGAAATGGAACTGATATTTAGGTCTTGGTTCACCTTCTCCTTTACCCCCAGAAGTTACAATATCATTCTTATCTCTTATTATGTATAAGGGTCCTTGGGGGTTATATCTTTCAAAATAACTGTAATTGGCCGAAGCGGTACACCATCTGGTTAAGGGTGCTCCAGCCATATCACAACTTACTGCTTTGGTTTTGGGTGCTACCACTTCCCACCTATTTCCATCATATAGATACTTTACATCCTCACGTTTTCTTTTTTCTTTTTGTTCAGCTTTAGTGCTCGTTGCTTTTTCTAATGAGAAATCTTTTGTTAATACATATAATTCATCTGTTGAAGAAATTTTATTAATATCTCTTTTACTAGCGTCTATTTGGCTTTTAAACCTATCAAACTTAATTAAATCTTCAGTTGTTTTGTACAGGTCTTCTAAAAATAGTTTTTGTAATTGGTTAAGGTTGGTCTGGTAAGGTGAATTAGGTTGTGGGGAATACTCATGTTCTTCTTGAGCTTTTTGTTGTAATTCTAACCACAATTTAATTATCCACTGAGTGTATTTCCCTACTTTTTGGACTTTTATCTCGTCCATCAGATGAGGGTCCCGGTCTTCACCGTCCCCCTCGTATCTACTAGTGGGGTCACCTAAAATTAATTTTATAAGTGTCTCTTTTGGTATTTTTGCTGGAATTACTTTCCCATTATTCTTTTTCTTAGGTTTGGTGTACCTATCCATCATCACATCCAGACGTGACAACTCTTGTTCTAATATCTCTCTAACCTCGTTTAATAAACTTGTAAAACTCATTCCTAGATTTCTTGTTTAGTTATAAATATCACCTCTCTTCAATAAATACCCACACATTATACCTAAAAAAAAGGGGGAGTGGTTCTACCCCTTCCCCCTTTTTTATAAATTTCTAAAAATAATAGATTTTTTTCGCTCTTAAGGTGCCTACTGTGGAATCACTATCATTACCTGCATCACCTATGGTTGTCTAAACACAAGTTAAATTATGCTTTTCCAATAATCTTTTATCTACCTGTTGTTGTGCCCCTTCTTTACAAGTCATTTCAAAAGCTTTATTAATAGCTTCTTTAATATCTTTCACATTACCTTGTATTAATTTTTTACCAAGGTATATCCTCGCTTCACAACTTCCTTTTTGGTGGGTTACCTTACCGAAACTGCCCCTACTAATACCACCCCTACTAATACCACCCCTACTAATACCGCCCTGCTTAACAATTTGTCTAATATCGTATTTACCTATTTTACAAATGTAATTTCCCATTTTTTCTTTTTTAGTTACTCTCATGGTGTTTTTTATTTTTAATAATTATAAATTTCTTTCAACAAACATAAATAATATAATCTAATAAACCAAACTATTTAATATTTTTTTCCTCCAACATAAAGTGATAGTAACTTCTCATTTCTCTACCTAAATCTTCATCATTCGGGAATGCCTTTATTAAATCAACAATATGTTGTGGGTCAAAATTAACTTTCTCATAATAATTGTCAATTATTTTTGTTATTTGTTTAGGTACTTTTACCTTAGACGGTGATGGTGGCCTATACCCATAGGATTTAACCTGCCTTAATTCGTTTATTGTTCTTTTTTTCATGATATTTTATTGTTTTGTCAAATTATTAATTAACGTCTTGGGTTGATAACTCATCTGTTAACCGAACTACAACTTCTAAAATGAATAATGTCACTATTAGTGTTGTTTGTGCCCCCCATTACCTTCCCACTTCTTTTAAATATTTTTCCTTCATCTGTTCCCAAGAGATATCTATTGCGTCCCAATAGAATAGGTGTTCTGGTTTAAGTCTATCTTGTTCACACATATTTTTATACCTCCCAACCGCTTTTTTCTTCCACCACTTATCTGTATATGTGATGTCGTCTTGAAATTTCTTCTTCATTTTTAGGTCCTTCTCTTTTACCTCTTCTCGTAAGAACTCACAACCATTGTCATACATCATTGCGAGATAAACTCCTCTCTTGAATCCGTGGTCGTATGTGGACCCTTTTATTCCACAATGTTTAAAAACCTTGTTAAGGATATTCTGTTTAGGTCCTGTAGCACTTATAGCTTTTGCGTGTTCTTCTGGGTGATTTTCCTTTAACCATTTATTCCATGGTAGGTATGCACTATCATCAGGTTTTAACCTAACTTTACCTGAGGTCTCCCCCATCGTTTTGAAGTGTGGTATTCCATTATACATTGAGTTAATTCCGTACAGTGCTGTCGTTCCTACAGCAATTAGTTTATCGCCGTATTTTTCTTCCCAAGCATCTCTGATTGTTTTACAAGTAGTTAATGCTGCTATTAATTTACCCATTAACATATTATACCCACCTGGTTGTGTAGAACATATAGTTGTAGCTATAGCGGTGTTGTTTAACTTGTGTTGGTCAAACTTGTTGGTTTTATCCCAACCTATGTAAGCGTCTCTAACTTTAATACTTGTAACGTCAGACCCCAAACATACCAAACCAAGGACTTTATCTGTTTTCCTATCTCTTACCCAGAATTTCATATTACGTCCAGGGTTTGCAACCCATTCCATTGTGTGGATGAGTTTTCGGTAGTTTACCCATTCGGTAACCCCTTTTCCTGGTGTTGCCATAACAACATAAGGTTCAATTTCCATTATCTCCTTTACCGTTAAGCCCACATCTAACATATCTGTAGGTGCCCATAAATTATTTTTATAACCCAGAAGTTTCTTTTTTATTTTAGACATTTTAGACCCCTTATTCATTTCCTGCCATTTTTTGTATAGTGTCTGTTCCTCCACACTCATCTCTTTTAGCATGTCGAGATTATCTATTAACTTTTGTTTCATCAACTCAAAATCAAAATAGTCTTGTTCAGTATTAAATAAATTTAATTGTTCTTCCATTACCATAAAATAGTTACCAGTGAATTTAAGTCAATTACTAATCGTACCACACCATACGCTGCCAATACCGTGTAAATAACAATTAGGGTTTTGGCAAGAGGGGATAATGTCTCTTCCTCTTTTTTTTGCCCATTTAAATCTCCCATAGGTTTATTTTTACAACCTTTACATTTTTTCTTCCCCATCAGTTAAAATTTTCTTCTTTTTTTATTTCTTCCAATAACTTTATTTCACTCTGGTTTATCTGTTGGGGGATTGTTGGGTTTATGAAAACATATAAATCCCCTTTAAAACCTGTACTATCATAAAATCCTTTTTCTTTTACCCTTAAGGGTTTTTTAAAATCTGAATTAGGTGGGACATCTACCTTAATAGGTCCGTCAAAATGGTTTATTAGGATTTCTTTCCCTAAACAAATATCTACGAAGTTCATATCTAACATATAATGGAGTTGTTCAGCGGCACGTTTAAAATGACTATGTGGTAAAATTCTTATTTTAATCAATAAGTCACCGTCTATTCCACCCCATACGGAATTTCCCTTTCCCCTCAATTTCATCAATAAGCCATCATCTATCCCTCTAGGTATTGAAAATTTAATTTCTTCGTTGTTGTGGAACCCGCCACCTTCAAATCCATTTCCCTGACAGGAAACACACACACTATTAATCATTTGCCTAAAAGGTCCATGTTGCACCATTTGTTGTACAACCCCATGGCCTTTACATGTACCACACATTTTGTTATTGGTGGACACTCGATTAAACCTTAAAGCTCTATCTTTGCCGAAATAAGATTCCTCTAGAGTTATATTAAGATTGACGTTAAGGTCCTTACCCCTACGGGTGCGGGGAGAGTTGTTGAACCCCCTACCACCAAATAGGTCACCAAACATATCGAAGGGGTTCCCACCATTAGAAAACATGTCTTCCATGTTCATCCCCCCACTATCGTACTTACTTCTTTTCTCCTCATCCCCCAATATGCTATAAGCTTCTGATAGCTCTTTAAACCTCGATTCCCCATCAGGGTTTTTATCTGGATGGTACTGCAGTGAAAGTTTACGATAACTTTTTTTTATTTCTTCCGCTGTTGCCTCTTTACTTATACCTAAAATTTCATAATAATTTTTCATATGGATGTTACTAGTTATCAAATTGTTTTATTTAACAACAAATCAAAAAAAAGAATTGTCGCGACTTCTCGTATCTTTACTAACATTAATAAAAAATACAAAGAAATCCATAAAAAATCAAATGTTATATTTCCCGTAAAATATAATAAAAAAAGGGAGTGTTCATTTGAGCTAGCTTTAGTATGCCTGGGTCAGTGCAAGAAATCACCAATACATAGGAGAGATGAATTAGGAAGATTAACTGAGGTTATAATGAAAAATAAAAAATACCAAATTCTCAAGATACGCCCTTTTGATGTAGAGGAGAAGATTTATGACCACCAATTAGAAAAGAGGGTCTACTTTAAAGAATTATACGATAGATACCTAAACAGTAAGAATATAATGCAAATATTCTCACTTAACAATAAAATTGTCATACAAAATAACGACTTATTCCACTTATTCAGTTTAAAAAATGTGAGTGAATCCTCTAGATTTTTATCGTGTATTAAAAAATATTTTGCAGATAAAGGGAAGTTTAATTTTCTCATTAGTAGGGATTTATCTACCATTCAAAGAAAAGAGTTATACAACTTGTTAGAATCTAAGGGATTTTCCAGAACCTTACTTTATAAGCACTACACCTACTAATCCTTTCCTAATATAAATGTTACTAAAATCTCTCCTATTTGTACGTCAAAAGTAGGGTCTATATTCAATAATTCTGGTTCCACATCCTCACCCACTTTAATCCTTTCCACTTCTTTCAATATTTTAACATAGGTGTTAGAATCTACTGTAAAACTCATTTCTGATTTTAGGACTGTGAAGGGTAAATTGTCTGAAAGATTTAGGAGGGAAACTAAATATCCCTCCATAACCTTTGGTGCGTCCCTTTCTTCCTTCTTTTCTTTTAAATATTTCTCACTAAACTGTGGCATATCCAGATGGTTTTTTTCAAACGTAGGTAATTCAATTTTAATTTTCTCTATAGTTTTACTTTTATGGTTTTGGATTTGGTTGGTGTCCTTTTTCACCTGTTTCTGCAACCATTCCAGTGTCTTTGTTATCTTTCCCATTATGGTTTGTTAGTGATATGTCTGGTAGTTCAACGTTAGTTTTATGGTTAAAGGTAATATTCTTTAAATCTTCTAAGTTTTTAGACATAAATAACCTTTCTAGTTCTTCTTTTTTCTCTACCAATAGCCTTTGTTTATCTTCCTCGTCTTGATTTATCCTAACAATTCGTATAACTTCAGTTTCTAAAAAACTAACTTCGTCCTTAGTATCTAGACAGTAAAAAGAAACCACAAATGTCCCATTAGAGTTTTTATTAACTTTAACAGCTATTTTTTCTTTATCGAATAACCCCTCATAGGCCCAATTAACTGGAAACATTAAGTCTAAAATAAAATAATTTTCATGTTTCCTAATCCCATAAAAACATTTACCAATTCTTTGTATGTTGTCAAATAAACTCATTTAAAAATTATATATGTTAAAAAATAAGATATTGTAAAAAAAATAATTATCTCATCCACAGGAATATCTTTATAATGTCTCATCTTTGTTTTTTTAGGTGGATTACTCATAAGATTAACACCGAACACAATTAAGTACCTCATCATTAATAAAACAGAAAGTAAAAATAAAAATTCTGTTATTAATTTCATGGTCACTCTCCTTTATTAGCGATTAAAATTTCTTTTCGTAAGTCTTGACACAAATTCTTAATTTGTTGTGCGGTTTTTCTTGCTCTAGTCCCAGCACTCTTATTCGTGTTTTCAAAAAATTTACTAGTATCTACAGATAGGCTTTCTACTAGTTCTTTAAGTTGTATTAATGTCTCCATTTTTTTTGTATTAATTTAAAATTTATTATTGCGTAAGTTTATGGCCTACATTAAAAAACTAACCCTAAGATGGTGATAAGTCAACTTTATTTGATAAGATTATTGTCTAAAGTTTTATATAGTTCTGTATAAATGTCTAATTCCGATTTGGTTTTTCGGTCTTTGATGACGAAAAGGGTAGAGAAAAATTTATCTACCTTATCAATAACTAAAGTACTGTCGTAAGAATAAAATGACTCTAAAAAGAAATTCAAAAAGTAGTCAAAATGTTCCCCGCTCTCATTAAATCTAATGCCTTCTTTCTCTAAATTACTTACCACCTTAGACCAACACCATTTAAAATGATTTTTGCTTTCCACATCTCTTATGATGTCAGGACCCAGGTACGTTTTATCCACTAATACATATAGTGATTTTATAAAGTAAAAAAATAATTCGGACTTCTCTTGGATAATATCATTAGCTTTAAACCACACATCCAAGTCTTTTTGGGGTACTGGTTCACTAACGTATCTATAAAATTCTAAATGTGAAAATTTTCTTCTATCTCCCATAAAGATAAATATAGGAAAGAATGTTACTTAATAAAGTTTTAGAAGTAAGAATTACTTACCCTCTCTTTTCTTTAATTCTTTACTGACTTCTTCCAGTATTAATCTTTTCTGGTTATCATTACTAAAACCTTCCTTTAAAGAGCCATATAATACGTTATATGTCAATTCGTTAAGTGCTTCGGCTACCATGTAATTTGCGTTAGCTTTTCTATTACCGTACCTATTGGGGATAGCCTCTGCCCACTCGTCACTTTGGAGTTTCTTATACTTCCGTTTAGTCTGCTTTTGAATGTCTTTACCTAGTTTAGAAGGTACTACATTGCCCACTTCTTGACCTGACGAGTCCTTACCCGTGTTATTGCCGGTTCTAGTAGACCCATCAATATAATCATTTACTTGGTCTTCAAACTGTTTGTTTGGTTTGTTTTGATACTGTAAGTCTGTAAGTCCCATGCCTCTCCAGTCTTCGATATATTCTTCTTCTCCAGTACTATTTCTGTACATGGGTGATTGGTAGTCAGTTTTAGAATTATTCTGATGTGGAAAAGACGCGTGTGAATTATTTTTAATATCTAAGTAATTTTTAATCTTATCATAAACCGCATCCATAGCTTCATCATTAGATTTTTTAGAATCCTGTAAAGCTTGATTTGTTAGAACATACCCTGGAAAATTATGAGTATCACTTGCTGCCTCTCTAATGTGTTTTTTAACTCTTTTTTTAAGTATCTCTTTTTGCACCATAGGTTTAAGTTCACTTTCAAAAATGTCTTGAATAGTGGTTTTCACTTTCTTATTTACTTTAATTTTAGACATGACCTTTTTCTTTTATATTATATAAATATACATTTAATCCTATTCGTACTTAGGTTTATTACCTTTCATGGAATAAATCTGACCAATGGGTTTATCCATTTTCACATTACCCACTAAAGATGTGATGGGTGAATGGTAAAACCCTCTCTTAATCATCTCATCAACCTCTTCTTTAGTGTATTTTTTTTTGTAAGGTTTCATTTTTTCAACCTTATATTTTTTCATGTCTTTTTGAAACATGCTTTGCATCTCCCGTAAAATTATATTTTTTAAATAAGTTTCTGATTTATTAGTTTTTTTAGAAACGTTTTTAATAGCTTCTTGTAAAGTTTTATCTTCATAGAACTCTAAAGCGTCCATACTCCCTTGGTTACAATATGGAAACTTTCCACATTTTTCTTTTATTCTAACATATTTCGCTCCAGGTCCCCCATACTTAGGAAAGTTAGGGTCACTTACCGCTCTCCAGTTCTTTTTATTTTTTGCCCATATAGCGGGTTGGGAGTATGCCCCTGACGCACCCGCAGAAGTTTGTTCTTCGAATTCTTCCTCTTTATTTATTCCCTGGTCTGCTGTCCACCCCATAGGAGCTACAAATGCCCCTGACGCACCCGCAGAAGTTTGTTCTTCGAATTCTTCATCTTCACTTAACTCTTCGTTAGTTTCAGCTACTTTCATAAGTTCGTCTCGTGATTTAACAGCTTCAATTCCTTTTCTAGGCCCTAATTCTTGGCTAACATTGTTAACCATTCTTTTCATATTACGTTCATGTTGGTCTAATGCGTTCATATTTACTTAACATTTTTAATTTGGCTATCCCAAAAATTCCTTCTTAACCAGAAAGTTTTATATAGTTCTATTAATACCTTAGTGCTCACATCTACCACTTCCGCACGATGAGTTTTAGAAAGTTTACTATTCTTTCTTTTTAGTTGTTTTTCCACCACATCAATAACGTCCTTTTCAAAAGAAGTAGTTTTAAGGAAGTCTTTGATTTCTTTTCTAGCAATTCTCTCTATCTCTTTTTTGTCTGTGTTAGTAAGTGCCATCTATACAAGGTATATCATATAAATACTAAGAAGATAGGGTTTGTTACCTGATTAAATTAAGAACTACAGCACTGGTAGTTATGGTCAACGCTCCTAAGAAAAAATGTACCCCTGGTTTATTGTACCATTTAGGTCTTAATTCTTTATTCAAGTCAATATAGAGATTAATTCTACTATTTAAAAAGTCCACATTCTGATTTAATAAAGCTACATGTAGACTGTCTTGCTGGTTTAGTAGTTTATAGTTAAGCAATTGGGATTCTAACGTTTCAATTTTCTCACCCTGAATTTTAATAGTTTGTTCTTGTGCTTGTATTATTGAGTCTAGCTTTATCACTTCCCATTCACTAAACGTAAATGAAGTGTCTACCGTCTGTGCATTTAGAACACCACCAGATAATATTAAGAGTGCCAATATGAGAAGATGCCCTATGTGTAATTTAACTAACGTTCGTAAATGTGTTTTCATTTATTTTAGTCTCTTCTTTAAGTCATCCGCGGCTTGTTTACCCGTCTTACGTTTAATCTTAGGTTTTTTGTTATTAACCTTTTTTAATTTTTCGTCGGTAGACTTTATATCTTTCTTTATCCGACCTTTAGCCTTTAAAGTACGTTCTAACTCTTTTTTAATTACTTTAGTGTCCCCCTCATTATCCTTAATCTGGTCTTTTAGCTTTTCCACCTTTCGGTTAGTGTTTGAGTTTAGGAACCAAACTAACCCGGCAAAGAACCCTATAAACCCTAAAATATATTTCCAAGCTTTTTTTAAAAATTCTTTCATATCTTTTCTATTCTATATTACTATCCATTTCTACGTCAACCCCAAGTTCATCATCACCTAACCCTTCTTCAGTTTCTACTTGTGTAGTTCTTCTATCAGCTAAAATCTTTGCCCACTTAGCTTCAAACGTACTGTAAAAAGTTTTAACTTTTTCTAGGATTTCCATAAATTTATTATCTACCTTAACCATATTTGCGTTACCAATGTAAGTACCTTCTACTTCCGCAATAGAATAATAGAATCTTACATCAAACCTTAGAAGGTCTCCCGACCATTCTACATTGTTTTTATAAATATTTAAGGGATGGTATTGTGCCATATCTGACACTTCTTCAACAAACTGTTCCATAGTTTCTTGAAATGTGGATTGTTCTTCCTCAGTTAAAACTAAATCTTGTTCGGTGGCACCATGTACTATAATTTTTCCACCACTGACAGTATATTCTTTAGTCTTCTCTTCTTCCACCTGAGGTCGTGATTCAGGTTCGTCATCCATATCAACATTTATTTCACCGTCCACTTGTTCATTTATAAAACGTACCTTATTTAACATGTCTTTCATGTCGTCATACATTATATTACTATAATCCCCGTTTACCGTTTTTTTATTGTATTTCATTTTCTTCATCTATGTATGTTTTTAATTTCTCAAAATCAAAAGACGGACTAAGGTCTGTCCAGCATTCACCATAATTACTTCTAGTGGTAACTCCTGAAAAGCTTCTCACACCATCAATCTTTACGTTGTGCCCAATCAATTCTAGAGGTATGTCATAGTCGGAACATATTTTTACTATAAGTTTTGCACATGCCCATAACTGTTTATCTGGATAATTAGACCAAAAAGTCCTATCTCTCCATCTTTTCTGATATACCTTTCCTTTATAAGTATCCCCAATCCAGTTGATGTACTTGTCGTTTAAGGTATTATATTTTAACCACCCTAAATTTTCTAAGCACACAATAATGGAACTTTTATCCACTTCTTCTATACCGAAAAAATCCGAATAGTTCTCTGGGTTAAAATTTTGGATTACATTACCATTTTTAGAGATGTTATAGGTTGGTATCCTGGTGTACTCACCATCCAACCTATATTTTAGACTATTACTAAAATAAGTTAGTGGTCTAGAGGTATGGCATAGTATAATTTGTGTTTTATTACACTTTTCCTTATAATAGAATAACTCTTTTTTATTTTTTATTGTCGTCTCCAAGTCTTTTTCGATAGGTTAACACTTTCTTATTATCTCCAACATTAATGGGTTGTGACGTACTAGTTTTATGTAAACCTAACACGTTTTCCAATTTTTTCAAGTCTTCTTCAGAAGGTTTTACGGGCTGTAAGTTACTTTCCTCTTTACCAACAATTTTACTTAATTCTTCTACTGATAATTTTTCTTCGTTTCTAGGTGGGTGGTAACCCTCCTCTGGATGCTCTGCCATTGTATTGCGTATATCTTCTTCTATGTCACTAACTTTATCATTCACTAAAGTACCCTCTTTCGGCTTTTTATTTTTCCGTTTTACTCTAGAAAAAGCAAAATTAGCCGCTATAACCATAGCAATAGCTAGTGGGTCAAATACAAAAATAATAAGGAGTAAGAACCAATTAACTACTTTATTCATCGGCTTACCTGTGACTTCGGAAAGGTACTTTAAAGGCCCTAATTCACTTTGCCCTTCATTACTGATTTCTAAGTCCAGTACCTCCCTATCTAATCTAAGGAGTGAGTCTTGAATCGCCTCTAACCTAATATTTGTAGTATTCCTATCTATTATGGTTTTATCTAGCTCACCTTGTAATGCTCTTCTAGTGGAGGAGGAGGTTGTAGTTATAACTTCTCCCGCATTCTTATCATACCAAGATACTTGAGCTGGGTTAGAGAGTGAAATTCTTAGGTCTGATATGGATTTATTTAACTGTTCTTTTTCGAGGGCCAAATCACTTTTCCGTTCCTCAAATCTATTTTGTTTTAGTTCTAAGACTCTTAACCCTTTACCTAATAACTCTGATTGAGTAGCTGCCTCTTGGTAAGCTCCTGACAAAAATCCGTAGATTCCTCCACTTGTTATTAAGATTAAAACTAAAATTGCTAGGGAAAGATAAGTTCTTAATAACTTATTTATGGTACCCCAATACTGATACAGTAATGAGGCCACAACTAATTTAGCGAATTCTAAAGAACCAGCCATAACCATTACCTGGTAACTCGCTCCCGCAAATAATTTACTTAAACCAAAAACAGAATAGAACGCAGCGGAAGCTGACACACTAAGAGCAGATAAAGCAATTAAAAAAGGAAATAGTCTTTCTTTCATAATTTGTACATTATACTATAAATATAAATTATACTATATAATCTAAAAGTTCTCTACTCTCATTTCTTAATTTACGTAGTGCTTTCTCCTTAATCTGTCTAACTCTCTCCTTGGTTAGGTTAAAGTCTTCTCCGATTGCGGACAATGTGCGGGGAGTCTCAGTTAGACCAAAGTAGTCTCCAACTATCTTAATTTCCCTATCGTCCAAGACTTCCATTATTTTTCTTAACTCTATTTTTAACTGTTCATCAGTATTAAATATTTCTTCTGGATTATCCGCGTCTTTATTTTCAATGACACTCACTAAGGTATCACCCTCTTCATTTATAGGTTTATCTAAATTAATGGTATAAGGTAAATTCTGAAGTTTACTATCTATCATATGGTTTTCCACATTTCCCATTTTTTTAGCTCTTTGTACTTCTTGGACTATATTAGCAGGTAGACGAATAGTCCTAGCATGTTCATTTAAACACTGAAAAATAGACTGTTTTACCCACCATACAGCATATGAGATAAATCTATTACCTTTACCCCAGTCAAAATTCTTAATGGCTTTTAATAATCCGTGATTCCCTTCCGCAATTAAGTCGGGTAAGTCCACTCCTTGGTTCTGATAGTCTCTAGCCACACTAATAACAAATCGTAGGTTCCCCAACATTAACTCCTCTTCTATTTGTTTTTTTTGTTCAGGAGTTGGGGAATTTAACATTATCTTTGATAACGTTTTTTCTCTGTTAACTGTTAAAACGTCTATTTTTCTCACGTCTTTCAAGTAGTGAGATATCTCATCTTGGTTTATAAAAGGTCCTGTTTTTTTCATATGTATATTTTAATAAAGTTAATAATCAATTTGTGTACCACTATATATTTACTGACATTTTGTCAGACTGCCTGTCATTCCTCCCCCTGACTGTCCAGGAAGTCTATCTCTTCTCCACTTAAAGATTCCAAACCACGTTCATTATCTATTATTTTATCTAAAATCTCATCTACAGTATACTTGTCGTAGCTGGTTTCTATATGGTTGTGATTTGGTTGAAATTCTATTTCACCCATTTCTTCTTGTATCGAAGTAAATGTTTCACCTATATGCTTAATACCCCCCATTATAGTCTCATCAATACTTGGGTCGTCAATGGTTGGTTTAGATTTTAAATCTGTTAGGTGTTTTTCCAAATCTACATCTAATCTTATACCCATTTGTCTAGGTTTAGGTAATAAAAAATAAGCAAATATGTCATCATTTAAAGTAGAGCCTAATAGCCAATCTATATCTTCTAGGGTTTCACTACTCTGAAAGTGACATACCATTAAATTATCGTGGTGAACATATCTAAGTGTCCCTCCGTTAAGTACCATTGTTAGGGTATGGATGGTATCAGAAACATTTGCTTGTATGGTGGTGGGTTCAGTAAAGTTTCCCACTATGAATAAAAAATAATTTTTCTTTCTTTTCATAATTATAAATATTTTGTTTAACAAATATAGTCATATTTATTGGTGTAAACAAAAAATAAAATGAAAATAACTTACCAATTTAATGAATCGAAGGATGATTCTAAAAAAGAAGTAAAAAAGGGTGTTAAAAAAAATGATTTCACCAAAGATAGAATCCATCCTATAGACACGCCAGAATTCAATACCGCCACAGGATGGCCAGAAGGTGGAATCGGTAAGGGTGTTATGAGGATACCTAACGATAGTCCTTCGTTTGAGGGGAGTTACTGGTTCCATAGTCAAAATTTTAACGACGAAGAGACTAACAAAAGGCCTCTCCACCCAGAAAAAGATTACTATAACCCCCAAGACAGCCACACTGGGGACGATTATGTGGAAATTAGGGGGGTGCATCACCCAACTGAAAAGGTCTCCCATGAGACAAACTGTAATGCAGACTCGGAGAATTATGATGAAGAAGGTAAGTTGGATATCGAGAAGAAAAATGCTGGTCATTTAATGGGGCAAAGTAAGAAAAGTCCTGAATTAAAAACCTATAACGCAACTATAAGAAAAAACGCAGATATGTTTACGGTAAAAGAAGAAAGTAAACATATTTATAAAGAAAACCAAAATACTATGAAAAGTTCAATGCAAGAACAACTAGACAGAATTAAACAGATGATGTTGTTTGAGGACGGCATGACATATAAAGACGTTAAATTATTAACAGAGGAAGAAACGGGTGGAGATACTGGTGGAGATACTGGTACAGACTCAGGTGTTGGTACTGGTGGAGATACTGGTGGAGATACTGGTGGAGATACTGGTGGAGATACTGGTGAGGGTGGTACAGCCCCACCACCGCCATGGGATTGGGCTCCTGAAGATACTGGTGGAGATGATGGTGAAGATACTGGTGGAGATGATGGTGAAGATACTGGTGAAGATACTGGTGGAGATGATGGTGAAGATACTGGTGGAGATGATGGAAAAGATGATGATGACTATGTTCCTGGAGATGGTGATGGAGATGGTGATGGAGATGACTCTACAAAAGAAAAAGGAGACGATTCCAAATCAAGTAAATCAAGTAAATCAAGTAAATCAAGTAAAGGAAGTCCAAGACCAGCTTATGACGCAGGGTCATATAGTGCAGGATTTGACGTTACTACAGTGAGCAACCCATTCGGTGGTGGTGGAAAAGGGATAGGTAGTATGAAGGACTTGGGTGATGGAGAATTACAAGCTTTAATTGCTCAATTAAAAGCCCAGCTTAAAGGGGGGAAAAAAGAGGATAAGAAGAAGGATGAGTTGAGTGAGTCTAGAAACCCTAGAAAGAAAAGTATTAGTAAAAAATCTTTAGGGGGAGGAAGAACTAACAGACCTAAATATAGAGTCTTAAATGAACAATCGACAGAAATTTCTAAAAAAGCTGAAGAAGACCTTAAGGAATCTAGAAATCCTAGAAAAAACGTAATCAAACTTACAGAGGCTGACCTTTACAAAATCGTAGACAGAGTTCTTAACGAAAAAAAAAAAGATAAGGACTGGATGCAAAAAGCAGATGCCGATATTGAAAGAAGAGGAACCGAAGATGATTTTCATGACTGGTGTAAGAGAAAAAAGAAATTAGAAGGGGGAAAAGTAACTTGTCGTTGTGTCAAATTTGGAAAAAGAAGTGGAGACAATAAAATAATAAAACAAGCAACATTAGCTGGAAATTACCCTACAGTTAATAAAGGTTGTAAAAGCTGTTGTGAGGTAGATTAAATAAACATTATAAAAACAAAATATCATGTGTGATTGTAAAGAATGTAACTGTACTACCAAATGTGAATGTACTTGTTGCAATTGTTAAAAACTAAATAATTAATTAAAAGGGAATTGAAAGATTCCCTTTTTTTATTTAGCCTTGTTTATATTTATATTAAAAGAATACCATGAATAAAATTAGAATTACAGAAAGTGACATTAAAAAAGCTTTAGGTAAAGTCCTTAACGAACAAGAGGAAGAAGAAATGGAGAGTAGACTTCCTGTGGATGACTATGAATTCGAAATAGATGATTCTACTTATGATGAGATAATGGACTCCCCTAACCCTGTTAGAAGATTTAGAGGTTCTATCTATTATGATGGGGTAGTTCCTGAAACTGACGACAAAGAATACGATAGAAAATTAGCATTATCTATTCTAGACTACGAAAGAAGAAAAATGGGTAATATGGAAACCTATGTAGGTGGGGTAGGATTTAAGAATCGTGGTAACCTTATCGAACCTTTCGACAATATGGAATTCTAATTACTTACACTCAATAACAAATCTTATCGGTCTACGAAATCCATCGTATTGTTCACAAGAATTACCATACAATATACCGTCAACTAACGCTAATGCGTGTCCTCTAACAATCATAAAGTAACGACCTACAGGATGTTGTTCCATAAAAGATTTTACTGTGTATCCAGTTTCTTTTTTATATTTAGGGTTAACTAATTTTTTCTTTCCATTACTATATTTCGGGTGGTAACCCAACATTTTCATCTTATAACCATTCTTCTGACGATTTATTACATTATTCAAATGCATACGAGTATAAGTTCCTTTACCTGGTTTACGGTTGAATTTGATTTCTACAAACTTATGGGCTTTATCATATGGTAAATCTAAAGCCATCATGAATGCTCTTACCACACAATCACGATTTTCTGATTGAGCTAACTTACTTTGTGATTCTGATATTACATTCGAATCTTTAAAAAATCCGTCTTTGATTTTTTTTCTAGTAATGTTGTTTCCGTAAAAGTCTTTTTGTGTTGTAGTTTCGATGATATTCATATTTCTCTTTTTGTGTATTACAAAGATAGTAATTATTTCGACACTACCAAATAAATAATTTATTCATCCCCAAACTTAATTCAGGCACCTATCACTTATTAATAATTCTGAGTCAAAATCAACTTGTGTTGTGGGTTGTATCTCCCACCTGAACACGGTGCACAACTATAAGACCTCCTTATCTTCTTATGTCTAGGTGTTGTGTTTCCACACGTTGGACAAGTGTGAGTATACTTGCTATTGGTTACCTCCTTCACATCCTCACTACTGTAACAACGCTGTCCATCACACCCGATTGATTGTGCTATTCGTACCCACCTAGGTCCGTGACCACTACTTAAACCATATAACGCCACATCAAATGCGTGTGCCAACTCATGTAATACAGTATCTTTAAGTTTGCCCTCAACCTTATCAAGGTTCATAAGGCAAAGATGTTTTGATAGACTGATGGTCTTTGTACGATAATTACAACACCCTAGTCTCCGACGTGCGTTATCGAACTTGAAGCTGTAACCAAGATTGTTACCTGAAAGTGTGTGGGTTTTGCCGAATGCTGTGAACGTAAACTCTTCACTCATCAATCGATTTGCCATTTGTCGTACTTCTCTTAAGTTGTCCATATTACCTTATTTAAAATGTTAGACTACAAAGATAATAATAAAATCGACACTACCAAATTCTATCCTATGATTTTAAATAACCCTAGAGACATTATTTTCTTTCTTAACAGTGATGGTTTGGTCACACCAGTCTTTAACTAATGGATTGTGAGAAATTACAAATATCCTTTCAAAGTAATCTTTAATTTTTGTAAAGAACCTACCAACCAACTCTAGATTTTCATCACTAACTTTCCCAAACGCTTCATCAAAACATACTATGTTAGGTTTAGGTAATGCACATACTTTAGACAGTACCGAACGCAATGCGAGGGACGCGATAGTCTTTTCATATCCACTTCCACTAGACATTAATTTTTCAATTCCAGTTCCATTGTCTACCATCCAAAATTCTAATTCGTTCCTATCATTTATTCTAAGTTGTAGTGTGAATTCACAACTATCTGACAATAACCTATTTAACTCACTATTAAGATAAGGGATGGTATTTCTTAAAATGAGTTTAGAAATTCCATTTTTACCGTATGCAATTAAGTAAGACTTAAATACTTTATCTACACCTTCTTCTTTTTTAATTTCACTAATCTTACTAGTCTTATCTAGAATCTCTCCATTCTTTTGGGTTACTTTAGAATTGTTGGATGTAGTTTTACTTTTTAGTTGGTCTCTATCAGCTATAATGGTTTCAATTAGAGTCCTTGCAGAAACCAACTTCTTTTCCACTACTCTATTCTCCTCTAACTTACTTTTATTACTCTCCCATTCTTTGAGTAGGGAAGTTTTTTCTTTACGGGTAATATTATTTTCTTTGATGTCTAGCTCTACTTTTATTTTTTTTAAGGATTCTTTTTCGTATCCTTCCCAACTAGATTTAATGCTTTCACATTCACCCATTGCCTGTTCACTATTTTCTAATTTATCCATGATTTTTTTGGAGTCTTCCACAATCTCTTTTAAATTAACCTGGTTATCCTTAATCTCCTGGGTATGGTCCACATCCTCCAATAGTTGTTTACACATAGGACAGTTCTTCCCCTCTTCTAAATTTTTAATTAGTTTATTTATATTTTTAATTTCACTCTTAATCTCTAGGTCTTCTTTGATTAGGGTTTTGTTTTCTTTTATCAAAAGTTTATATTCATCTTCACTATATATGGTCGATGGTTTATCTAAAATAATTAAATCTAATTTATGTTTTAGTTTAGTGCCTTCTACACCCAACTTACCTATCTCTTCTTCTAAAGTTTCAGGATTAACTTTAACCAAATCAGGATTTATGTCGTTATGTTGTGAAGATATTAATTTTTCTTTATAGGTAACCACATCACCATACTTTAGTTCTAAAGTTTTTATTTCTTTACTGGACGATTCATTAGTTAATTGTAATTCTCTAATCTCTTCTTTCAAGTTCACAATATCAGTAGTTAAATCATTAATATTATAATGATTAGATATAATCTTTTTATTCCACTCTGAATAAATCTCTTTACAGTTTTCTTCTTTCTTCTTTAGTTTCTCTAACCCAACAAATCTTGTAAGTATTTGCCCTCTTTGTGTTGGTTTGGCTTCTAATAAGTTTTCAAGGTTGTTTGATGTGGTTAGGATAGTTAGTAAAAAATCATCCATAGTACCTATAGAATTCTTTAGAAATTCTTCTGTTTCTCTTCTTTGTTCCCCTTGTAGATTTTGTGAAGTACCATCACTTAATCTTTTACTTAGATTTAATTCTGTCTTTACCGACCACTCGCCTTTTTTTGTTTGTCTACGTATTACTCCTCTTTCTATAATAAAGTTATCCCCATCAATTTCTACTTCCCCACTAACTAAAACCCTATTCTTATCTGTGAATCTATTAAACACTTCTATAGCTTTTGAAGATTTAGTGGTTACATTAAAAAATAGGAACAATAATAAGTCTACCGTTAAGGTGGTTTTGCCCCCAAAGTTAGCTGGACTAGAATCGACCGCTGTAATTCCTGGATACTTAGTGAAGTCTATTTTATTACCTTCCCCAAAAGATAGAAAATTACTAAACTCGACCCATTTAACGGACCATTTTTTATTTGTTGTGTTTTCTTCCTCCTGGATGTTAGATTCTACCCTATTGTCCAACCTAACGAACTTATCCCAATCTACGATAACCTCTTGTTCTTTTAAAAATTCTTTTACAAGTCTCTTCTGATATTCTTTATCTATGACGTTTTCAGTGACCTCTTGGGGGTTATTAGGTGTGTCGACACCTGATACCCTAGTTAGGACATTAACTCTCTCAGAATTGTACTTTTTTTTAAAATGGCTCTTTAGTCTTTTAATTTTCTCCTGTGTAAAATTTTCTGGACTATCTTCCCACGTTACCTTTATAAAAGGGTTATTTAATTCATCTTTGTTAACCATATTACTAGTCTTCTTTTTCAGGACGATTTTGTTCGAACCATTCTACTATAGCGTTGATTGCCCAGACACCTCCACTAGCTAACATACCGTCAAAAAATATATTACTATAGGGTATGAGTAGGTCTAGTTGTTCTGTTGGTGACCATAGGGCAGCTGAGAAGGCAAACCCTACCCAGGTGGAGGTACACATCATACAACCTAATAAATCTCCAAAAAATTTAGACCTATTAGTTATCCACTCTCTGTGGGTATCAAAAATGCTCCCATAAACTAATATTTGTGACATTCCATACGCTGTTGTTAACCAAATTAATAATTCCATAATTTTAATCTTTATATAAGTTATCGTTTAATCTAGAAGATGCAAGATGGGTAACGTTACTACCACTAAATCGTCTAAAATGATTTAGAACATCTTCATATTCTTCTATTTTATTTTTTAAGTTTTTTATTTCGTTTTGTAAAGTGTTTAACTGCCTTTTATCCTCCACCTCTACCTTCACTTCTTTAGGTTTTATTTTTAACTCATCTTCTAAACTCTCTATTTTTACCAACAGATTTTTAATCGCAGAATCGTCAGTAATGTACTCTGTTTTAGTGACTATTTTTTCTACCTCAACCGGAACCTCTCTTTCAACTAGTTTAACAACTTCCACAATCTTTTCGACTTCTCTAATCACTTCTTTCTCCACTTCCTTCTCAATAATTTCTTTTCCAGATTTAATAGGTGTTCTTCCGAATTTTTCTATCGCGAAACCACCCTTTAGACATCCCAACAAAAACTTATTAGGGTCATCTACTTTGTTTAAATCACAAAACATTTCTATCTCTTTTAATAGGTCTTTAGGTATGTTAGAAGTTGGTGAGTTTTTCTTTCCCATTTTCAATGTCTGTTATATCTTTTATTTTAAAATTTAAATAAGGGGACCGATTATCTACTTCTATGAATTTATATTCGTCGTTCTTTATATTATAAACCCCGTAACCATGTTTACGTACATTTTCCCCGAAGTTTTGTTGGATTAATGAACCCACCATATAGGCTTTCTTATTATTAGGAATCCCTAAAACTTGATGTTTGTGTATGTCACCAGCAAGTACTAAGTCACACCCTCTGAATTCATTTGTATTGTATCCGTCCTCAAACGCAAATCCCATATCAGTAACTAGTCCTTGGATGGGTCCATGAAATAAACCAATATTTACCTTACCTGGGTCTGGTGTAAAATCTGGCCTTTTATTGTGGTCCATTAATGAATATACAATCCAATTTATATTTTCATCTTCTTCCACCCCAGAGTTTTTAAAATACATAATGTCAGAATTACCCATGGTATTAATTATAGGAGAAAGAGCGTCTACCCTATCTAAATTATTTTCCAAAAAATCATGATTACCTATCAATATTATTGTAGGGCAAATTTTACTGCATTGAGATAATGCCCACGTAACCATATTAATAAGTTCTGGAGTCATTTGGTTTTTAGAGTGTACCAAATCTCCCGTAAAAACAATTCGGTCAGGTTCTAAGTCTGACCACTCTTTAAAGCACCTACATAATATGTCTTTATACTGTTTATGGTCTTTATAAAGTTTTATATGTAAATCAGAAAAATGTATTATTTTTTCAATCATAGTGTTTTATTAAACTCTTCTATTAATGATATTACTTCTTCCCTATAGTCTCTACATTTAATTGGTTCGTATGTGTCATTTTTTTCGTTAAACCACACAATATAAGAATCACCTAATTTTATTTTAGTGTTTTTTTCTATTAAGTATTTGTATAAAGATAGTTGTATTGAATACGTATTAAATTCACACACATCGAGATGTGATAGGGGCTCATTAAACTGTTGCCATCTATTATTCCTTTTAATCTCTTTGTTGGTTTTCCAATCCCAAATTTGTAACTCATTAACTTTATTATTCCAGAAGAGTTGGTCGACCATCCCACAAATTTTAAGAGTCTCATCACCCACAATAACCTCTGACTTTATCGGTATTAATTTACCATAAGAATCGTCATAAAATTTGTGGAACATTTCTTTAATTTTATCAAAATCCTTTTTTACGTCCTTTTCCCCCTCTCCCAATAATTTTTTAATCCTAGAGTTATTGTACGGAAATACTTTATTATTTAAATAATTTTCAGCATACTCATGAAATAATGTTCCCTTTTCACACGAATAATCCGATTTATATTTCCATTCACTTAAAATCTCATCTTTACTTATTCCTCTTTCCTTTGCTTTTTTTTCTGACCAATAATCACTGTCAAACTTTTGTTTAAATAACCCTATAACTCTGGTTACAGAATTCATTTCTTCACCATCAATATAGTATTTGTGGGGGTCATCAAAGTACTTTATGTTATTAAAGACACTTAATTCTACACTTATATCCATTATTTATGCAATTCTAATATATTTTCTTCTTTTATTTCTCCTTTGAGTTCTGCGATATCTTTATCAGTGGGTAATTTAACTACCCTAACTCTTCCTCGTAACTTACCACCGTTTATTTTTTCATACAACCTAACAGAGTCTTCCCAAGCATCACCATCTAAACAAATTATAACATTACCTTTACACTCTTCATATAATCTCTGCCATAAACTATCTGGAACTACCTTACCTAAAAGAGGAATACTGTTTTCAATAAAAAACATATCGAAAACTCCTTCTACCAAATAAATGTCATCATCCCAATTAATGTGTTCATCATTGAATATGATGTTACTTTTCTCTTGTTCAGGATTTTTATACTTTAACTTACTATTCACATAACTTCTTGCTATAAAAAACTGTAGTTCACCATTAAGGTTATATGAAGGGACAATAATTCTAAATTTATATTCTCCTTCCGTCGTGAATCCAATTTTATATTTTTGTACAAGTTCTTTACTTATATTTCTTTTTCTAAGATAGTTCCACGCTTGTTTACCATTTAAATCGTAAGGTGATATATCCATAAGTGACACATACCCTATAGGTAATTTTAGTTCTTTATTATATTTAGTATTTTTATAATGGAACTCTTCAGGGCTCAATAATTCAAAATCCCTAAGGTGTCTGGAGGTTCCCCATTTTTTTATTAGTTTACCTAACCGACCTTTAGTGTAATTAGTTTCAGAACATGCCCAACATTTAAAGACCCCCAGTTGGTAGTTCACCTCCAAGTTACCTTTACCATCACCCCTATCTAGTCCTTTTAAGTCATAAGAACATACTGGGCAGTCAAAAGCTATTTGTCCTTTCCCTGGGTGGTGTCTATAAGAATCACCTAAAATGTCTTCTAATATTTCAATTATAAGATTGTGGTCTTCCATCTGTTAAAGATAACATTTACAAATGAAATGTCAATTACCAGATTTCGTTTTGGGTCATGTACCCTTTGACACAGGTATAAGCGTCTGACATGTCATAACACTCTTTTTTAAGGTTTCCTGTTCTAGCGTGAGGCCAAACAATTTGTGGTTCGGACTCTTTAACCAGTTCCCAAACCAGGTGTTTTTTATCACACCCTTTTGGGTACCCTCCAAATAAAACTTTTTTGCCTTTATCATTATAACTATAAAGGGGAGGGTGAGCAAATTTTCGTGAATTATATGTCGATATAAAATTAGGCACTATACCTAAAACATCGTATACCGTTTTAACTATCATAGAATTATACCTTAACAACGCACTTACTGTGTAAATGTTATTAGATGTGAGTAGGGGTTCTTCTATAACGACTTTGGTTATGTTAAAGTCTTTAACTTCTTTTAGTTTCTCTTGAAAAGCAACTGCCTTCTTTAGGAGTTCTTCTATCTTATCTTCAGGTCTTGGTGATACCCTAGGGGAAAAATGGGTTAGTTCTAACAGACTTTTAGAGTTTATACCAAATAGTGCCCAACCTATGGTTTTAGTGGACACATCTAATCCTAGAATTTTAGGTTCTCTTTTTACCGACATTTAAAATCTAAATTTCAATCCAAAGTAACTGGGATTGTTATAATACTTTTCTACTGGTTTATCGGGTTTAGCTATCGCTAACATATTCCCATCAGTATCATACAACCCGACTTCACTAATGTAAACAGGTTTGTTAACAGAAAATAACTCATACTCCCCATCTGCGTTAACAGTGGGGTTTAAATCTGCTGCGGTTTGGTTTTTTGTCACCCCGAACTCTTGTACACCAGCTTCACATAATACATTCAACACCCATTGTTTTTCAAAGCTGTAAAATGTTAGGGAAGAGTCTGTAGCAAAACTAACTTGTGTTAAAGCACTATAGGTATATCCTGAACCCCCATCGGTACAGGCTGACCACTTAATATTCTGAGTCACACCTGAATCAGTTAACACAATAAAGCCTTTATCTAGATAACAAATTCCAATAGGTTGGTCTAACCCTGTAGTTGCCCCAGAAGAACTTAAAGCGACCTTCTTATCCCCACCTGATTCGAAACTAAAGAATGTGGTGGCATCTGGATAACCTGCTGGTGGTGATGATGTAGTATATCCATCTGCCCAACTTCCTCCACCCGCTGGTGTACGAAATTTATCAGAAAATAGAAATGATACATTAGTGCTAGGTGTCTCAACATCTGGATTGGGGTATCCCAAATTTAAAGCGGATGTGTGTCCAAAATATTCCGCTTCTGGACTAGGGTCACTAGACGCATTAGAAGGTAAATAATAAGAACTATAACAATCAAATGCGGTTCCATCTAGATGAGGTAATGTTAATTTAATGGTCCGACCATCTATTAATTCCCCATAACTATTCTTAGGTATCTCAATCACTACCACATTATCGTCATTATCTATATTTTCTAAGGCGTTAGAACTCCATTCTATGTCCCACGAATTTACCACAAAATTAGCAGCAGGTAAGTTAAAAGATGGATACAGATTAGAAAACGCTCTACCATTGTTAGGGTTTCTTTGTGCGACCGTCATCTTCAAAGCATTACCTATCACTTGGTTATACCCATTAAAAGCGGGATTTAATGTGCCGAAAGGTACTATTTCACTTTCTACTGTTTTACTTGATACTGGTTTAAAATCCATTTTTATATATATTTTTTTACTGTTTAGACCGTTGTTCTATTGGGTGTGTTAGTTCTCAATGGGATTAGGGATTGCCCATCTGATGACAAGGTTAAAAATTGAGCTCCCTGGAAATGTAGTTTTTTTACCAGTCTTGGGTCGGTAATTCCATTTTTATTACTCTGGTATGTGATAGCTGGAGTATACGTAAGTAGGTTAACCCCATCTACTTGTTCATCTCCTTTTTCATTTAATACCGATATAAATAAAGTCCTTACATGATTAGACCCATCTATTTCTCCTCTAGTATGAGCATTATTACCCGCTACAATTGCGGTAGAACTATTAGACGCGTCTGTATAACTAGTACCCGCACCATATTTAAGTGGGGTAACTCCATTGGGCGTGTTCCCAAATTGACTTATAAAGTTATTTATTATTGTTCTTGTTTGATTTGACATATCTTATGTTATTGAGCTACTGTTAAATATTGCATATCCACCTGTAGTGGTAGAAGCTAGTGGGTTTATGGTATAATCACTTACCGCAGCACCAGCTCCATAGAACTTATTTTCTTTTTTACTACTGTCCCATACCAGAATCCTACTAGGGCTCGTGGAGGTTGGTTCTAAATATGTAAAGTTTTCAAATAAAGCTTTTAAACTAAAGTTAATGTTGACCGTTAACGATGCTGGGGAAACTTGCGGGTTATTACTATTAGTAATTTCAAAGGTAAAAGAAATATTATATTCTTTTTCTAAACCTGAACCTGTAGTGGTAATAAAATTACTACTTCGTGGGTCTACCGTTAACGCATCAAAGAAGTCTATGGTGTGTGATATAAGTAATTCTAACCCAGTCTTAGGTTCTCTTAATTCACCTGAGGGTCTATCAGGTTGGAATACCTTATCGTAGGCCCTAGCTTCTGAATTTATAGTGTAAAGTGCGGTACCTGATAAAAATTTACTTAAAGTGTTAAGTGGTGCGGTACTATCCGACAGGTTCATACCTACCGCAGTCCCAGATTCCGATTTAAAATTAGTGGTACTATTAGTATTAATTTGATTTGTCTGGAGAGGAAAGTATGCGTTACTTGTAGTGTCGAATGGGAGTATTGCTCTGCCCATAGGTACTAAGGTATTTAATTCTTTCCCCTTACCTTCAGCAAATCTACTATTAAAACTAGGGTTCTGCACGTCAAATATATTATACATCCCACCACTTCCGTTATAATAACCATAGGATGGGTAATATGTAATATTTTCCACCAATTGTCCAAACATGTAACCATAATCTAAATAAGACCCTAAACTTAAAGTCATTTTGCCCGACCCTACAAAGGCTTGGTTTTTAATGTTTTTAAAGGTATCACTAGTAAGTGCAAAAGGTGAGGAAATGGTGGTCACTTTTCTCCTCAAGCCTCGTTGAGCTCCTTTTAACGTAACTTCTTTGTTCTTAGACGTTACATATGCTCCCCCAAAAAATATAGGGAATAGTGCTGCTGTCGCTCCGACCAACTTAATTTCATTATTAGATGGGTTATATGAGTTCCTCTCTTGGGTGAAGAATTTATCAGCTATGGTTATTCCAACTCCCCTTCCTTTAGTTTCCATCGCGTCAAATAAGCCACCGATATTTAAAGACCAAGCTTTACCTGATGGTTGGTATATAGTGTTAAAATATTCCGTAAAGTCACTCTTTGTTAAATTAGTCCAGGAGTGGTTCCCTATCTCTGAAAATGCAGCGACTCTAAAAGCGGTGAACCAATCATGTAGGTATAAGTTAGTAGTCATTCTAGTACCCCAAACTGGAGTGTTAGTAGTCGGGTCCATGTAACTTCCCATCATCGCAGAACTCTGTTGTTGGCTACTTAATGAAGTCCCACCCTCTACATAAGTAATCTTATTTCTAATCTCATAACCGTCATTAACACCAAAAATACAGTTAGCATGATTACCGGTCACGTCTGGTACAAAACCAGAACTTAGATTTAAAGCGTTACGGTAATCTTTATCGGTGTCACCCAAAGCAAATTTAACTATATGGTCCGCAAGGCTTCCTTGCAATAGGAATTTCCTACCCCTTTCCGTCATGTGAAGGTCTAAATATTGTGTAGTTGCACTTGTTATATATCCCATTATGTTGTTCCTTATTATATAATTATCTTAATTTTTATTTCCTGAATGTAAACTATTATGACTTATCAATTAACTTATACCCATAATTATTTCCAGTTACGTTAAATCTTTTAGTTTTCTTAAGTAGTTTCCCTCGGTAACTATACGCCATAGTAACACAAAATTCATAACTCAATACTTCTTCTGTAGAACCTTGGTTGATATTATTTCTTTTACTCACATAATTTTCACTCTCAGTCCAATAACCCCTAAGATAAGCTATGTTAACACCGACACTATCCCTTCTATGTAGGTTTAGTATAGCAAGAGTAGGACTAATACAAGCTTTAGTTTCCTTAGGGTTTCTCCTACTTCCTTTATACCCAGACCCTATTAACCAATAGAACTTTGAACCGTCACCTTCTTGTATTAAATACTCACCGTATCGTGAAGTGCTGATAAACTCTACGTCCCACATTAGTTTATCTTTTTCATAAAACTGTTGTAGGGTAATCGTAAAATCAATGCTATATGCTGGACTATAGTTATCGACATGGGAGGTAGTCCTAAGAGGTGGTACATTTGCCCCTATTCCCGTATCACTGTCCGCTAATCCACTTCTAAAATTAGTGTAAGATTTAGGAACATATAGCTCCTCGTTTATTGTTGGGTCCCCTGAAGGTTTGCCCGATTGCCCTATAAATCTAGAAGCACTAAATCCATTTGAAACAAAATCAGGTATTGGTCCACAAATACCCGTAGTTATAGGGTTGTCTGGTGGCGGGTTAGTGCCCCCACCAGGTCCTTCATTTATAACTTCAACTGGACCCCTTTTGTTAATAAAAACAGCAGGGAGGCATTGACATTCGGTACACCCTGAAGATACGGTCGTCAATGGAAGTGAACCACTTGTGTAACTAGTTAAATCCGCTTCAAATGTCCCACCACTAAATATGTTAGCAACATTACAAGGTAATGTTGGACATCCTACTGTGGGGTTGAAGTCCCAACCCCAATTTCTCATTCCTTTAGGGATAGTGAGATTTATTATTCCCTCACTAGGTGAAAATGTTGAAGAATCAAAAGGTTCCCAGTTATAGTCACTATTTTGTGAAGTTACTTGAACTCCACTAGGGTCATATGTGACAGGGGTTAACACGTCATAAGGATTCGTTAGTGTGCACTCCGCGAGTGTGCCTCCTAATACGACAACGGTTGGGTTGTCTTGGAATTCACTAAGAGGAACCAGCTCCCCATAAATAGCTCCATATAAATGAAGAGGGAAAACCATTTTAGATGTATTGGTGTTACCAGTGGGGTCCACTAAAGGAACCACAGGATACACAAACCCTTGGAAATTTTCATAGAATGGGTGTGTTTTTAAGAAGAGGTCTTGTGAGTACTTCCAATCTACGGTGGGTTGTTGTTGTCTGGCCTGGAATTGTGTGTCTGCTCCTGTGGGGGAGTATATACCCCAATTGTTGACTAAGTCTGGCACACAACTTGTACAGTCTGTAACAGAAGGACCACCACCATGATACCCAGTGTAGTCGTTCGTTGCCCAAGTAGGGGAGAGTTCACCACCCGAGTCACCTAAAGTCTCTGTGAGCATCGTACTGGGGATACCATCCACCCCATTATAAAAAGTCTTCTGTCCCAAAGGAAGAACACCAGCACTGTAACCGGCACTTGAATATGCATTACTACCTCCTTGTGCCTCATCGAATATATCCACAATCAACACATTACGGTCCATACCTCTATATTTAACACAATCAGCTATATTTGTATATAGCTGCAAGTCCATAGTACCACCAGTCACATTTGAACTGATGGGAACCCAACTGACACTCTTACTTACAAATTCATATACAAACCCATTTGTTATGGTGTTGTCAAATGGGCTACAATCTTGACACCCAAATAATCCTGGCTCCTCATATCCAGGGTCCGGACAACAATTATCTTCACAAGTGTTAATCGGCAAATTCCCCTCTAAATCCCCCGCAGTTATAGACAGTCCATCCCCTAGAGTCGTGATTGTAAAGTCATTTGGGGTATAAGCACTAAAAGTGGTGCTGGCACTAAAAGCATTAGGGTCGAATGTGTAACCAATATTTCCGTTAGAAGTAGAAGCTGTAACTCCAACAGGACCAGAGGTCCCAATATCCGCTTTATCGTGGCCATAACCAGGAGCACGAATATCAACTAATGTACATCCTGTGGTCCAAAATTCTGCTCTACCACCAGTACCGTTACCGTAACTACTAACAATAGCGTTTGGTGGTAATTCATTAAATCCAGTCCAATCCCCAGTACCAACACCTGAGTCTGTACCATTATCAGCTTGTAAATATAAACCAGTTACAGGTTCAAGGTAGTCTGGATTAGTACCAATGAAAGTAGAACTATTATCGTTACAAGGATATCCTAATGGTGAACCTGGTTCACTATTACCACATGGTGTCCATTCCCAAGTATCTAGTTTACCATTCCAAGGATACCAACTTGTGTTAATCCATCTTTCACCAAAAACAGCAATATGAAATAATTTACCAATATAGTTAGGTGTAGCAGCAGTCATACCAACGAACCAATCATTAAGTCCGAGTTTAGCGGCGTCCGCGGCATCCCTATCTATGGAAGTAACATCATAAAATGCATATACGTTAGTACAGGCCTTAACACCTTCCGTTGTAGCTGAAACGTTGTAACAGTTAATTATTTTAGTTCCCCTATCTCCTCTAACATCTGGCATATCGTACCAACAAGTTCCTGAAAGAGGTGCACAATCTACACCCCCACAAGACCAACAGGGGTTGTTATCTGGTAACGAACTTCCATCTGGCCACACATTGTTCGTCCCACTTTGGTCAGTGCCAAATGGTAACGAACTTCCATCTGGTATAGGGGAAATTCCATCTACCCACGCAGCACTAGACCTTCTATAATCATAATCCGCATCATCTAAACTAAACCTAACAATTAAATCTTCTAACCCTAATCCATTTTCTTTGAGCATTAACTCCTTTCCCTTATCGGTAAGGAATAATTCAAGAGTATTTATTTTATCTAGATTCCCTAAAAACCCCATCCATTATATGTTTTAAAAATCTATTTTTATCTGGAATGTTTGAGCTCCACTCCTTATAGTTGGGCTTTTAAGTTTTGCAATTGCCATCAAATCACTAGTATTATCATATAACCCAATTTCTGTTATCCTTACTAAATTATTGGCGTCCCAACTTGGATTTAATGAGGTTGTGAATTGGCCAGGAGCCAATGTAATACCATATCTCATTTCATAAATAGTTGCGGTTATATCACTTTCTAAATTACCATAGAAAAAGTATTCGTCACCAAATTGTAATGTGTTCGGTTCTTGTCCATTATTAAGTGGTATGTTGATATAATCATGAAGATTATATGTAGTAGCACTCAGAAGGGTATCACACGTTAAATAGAATACTGTAGATGTGAGACCTGTAGCTTGAACTGGGTCACCCACACTATGGTCCGTAATACTTGATGTCATATCTATTATCGACCATAAAGCTGGGTCTGGTGGTACACCGTACGCTGTCTTTTGATATATAATATTGAACTTATCTATTTGAACACCGGAACCAGAAAATGGAACACATAAAGTATTATTATATTCCCTCAAATAAGGGAACTCTGTCCCAAACTGGACTGATACGTCCTTTGCTCCAGTCGTGGTGTCCCCAACAATAGAAGGGTAATAATTACAGTGGAGACCTGTAGTATATCCAGAGCTACTCTCCATTAAATAACTAACCCACACTTGTTCACTGTTCGGGATGCTTATTCCACCACCATTACTAAAGAAACCTCCAGTACAACTAGGTGGGGCCACACAAACTGAGGTGTTTTCCGCTACTAACTCTAATTTAGGCATCGGTAGTGTCCAGTTTCTATTAGACTTATAACTCATGGACGCTACTAATTCTTGGTCGTCTATTGTTATCATATGTAAATCTGGGAATACTTTACCCACTCTATTAGGTACCGCAGTTGTCCCAGAAGTCGCGGCCAAATTATCGTCCCATAAATGATAATACCTAATTCCTGGTTCATTCATATCTGGATTAACAGTAGACGCAATGTATTGTACTTGAGCAACATTCGAATACCCTGGAGGTTGTACATAAAAAGTTTGACCTATAGTACACTCATTACCTAAACCAGTGCCAGTACCAGACCCACTATTTCCACCTTTTTTCTTATGCCACATTAATGTTGGCATGTGTATTTTAAAATTTTGCATTTCACCGACACCGTTCGCTCCACCCTCACCTGTTTTGTATAAAGAGAATTTCTCACCATAAAAATTAGAAATAGTCTCATTAGTGTAGTGAAGAACAGCGATACATCTTTGGTCTTCAGGGAGAATGCTACGTATGTTACCAAATGAATCTCTAACGTAAGTCCCTGAGAATTGTGGGGAATAACCTAAAACAGGTATAGAGCCATAATAGTCCGGCATGTTAGTACTGTCAAACTGACCTTCAAAATTATTATATCCTAAATATTCCTTAGTTCCACAATAACCACTAGAACCATATGTGTCAACGTCCCCATAAACAGTATTGTTGGTGCCAGCGACAGTTGCCCAATTTAAATTATTGTCATAGTATTGTGTCCAGTTAACGTTCATATTCCAAACCGCCACATCTTTTACTGAAACATCACAGTTATTATCAAAAGAAAGTGAACCTGGAGACCAGTATGGTATGGGGGTGTCTGCCCCATAAAAGTTTAACATATTACCTTGTGGGTATATGATAATATTAGCACATAATCCATTGTCTGAGTACATACTAAAATCTGGTATATTCCTATCTACACTTACCAAAATTGTTGCCTCTGTATTTGCACTGGTAATTACAGTACCACCAGTTAAATCTGTAGTAGCCGCAACCACATTATAAAATAAATAAGGTACTGGATTATTTTGAGGTATATTAATAGAGGTGCTGTTACAATTTGCGACAGTGTCCTGATAAGGCCCAAAATACTGTACCATAACCAAGTCACCTATTGTTGGGGTATAATTAAAGGAGTTACACCCTCCACTGACCAATAACATCTGACTTGTCCCAGTTAGTCCTGAAAATGGTAAACACCAATTAGACCCATAGATGTATTCAGAAGTGGTCATAGCTGAATATGAAGTATTAGTGCTGCCCGAGAAAAACCCTCTAGGTCTTGCAGTATTAAAAACAGGGTTTTCGGTTGGTTGGGGTTGTAATACACCATAGGTTTGAGCTGAACTAACATCCACTAAAGGAATGGGATACTTAACATTCATTTTATTTAACTCGTACGATATGTTAGATATGTTTTGTGCGTTCCATTTAGGTTCTATAATGAAAATTCCGTTAGATTGTGTTAATACTTGAGTATAACAATTATAGCAAAATTCACTGTCCCCTAATTGGAATTTGGTCAACGATAATTGACCTTGTGATAGTTTTTTTCTTCCAGCGTCAGTCAGTCTCACCGCTATTAGACCGCTACTCCCTGTTTTTGACATATATCCTGTTCCCATTGTTTTTTTATTTATAAATATTAATGTTAGTGGTTTTAATGTTAATACCCACTACTTGTTGTTCTGTTTATTGGTGTTCTCTTACTTTCATCATAAAATATAGCTGGAGTAATAGAAAAGTTATAGGTTTTCGAAGTTACGGAGTTACTAATAGTGTCGCCATTTATTAAAGTATATATACTCGTTGTCACTATATTATAACTAAACTCACCAGGTGCTGGTGTTTGTACGGTAAAAGTTTTCATTAGAGGTATTTTGTCGACACTCGTCTGTGGTGGGCAGGTTTGGGTTTCAGTATAAACTATACTGTCTGCCGAGTTTCTAACAACTAGTAATAACTCATAAGTGTAGTAAGCACTTCTAGGTGCAATGACAGTGATTTTCGGGTTCCTAACTCCCGAGACACCTAGTAAGTTAAAATGGGTAAAATAAAATTGCCCTATTAAATCATTCTCAGTTAAACCTCCAGGATATTGGAGTCCTGTAAATTGTACGACATTATCACTTATTAAAGTATAATCACTATTAGGTGATAAGACTGTTCCATTGAGTGTTAACCCTATATCACCTAAGGGTGTGTGTGTGGTACGTAAATAATAATAATACCCATTAGTATAAAGAACATTTCCCCCCGCACTAGTACCACCACTAACAATAGGTATAGTAGCGGGAACAATATAACTATCGTAATAATAAGACCTAGAAAAACTTCCAGGGGTGTATATGATATTAATTACATCGTCAGGTTGTACTGTATCCACCCTAAATTTAACTTGTGAGTTCCCATCAAAATAATAGTCCCCGCCGTCCGATAAATCTTCAGCCTGAGACGCGAATAACGTTAAACCATTTAAGGTCACCTGGAGAGGACCATTACCTACAAAATTTAAAGTTATTGTGAACGGAGTACCTGAAATAACAATAGGTAAGGTGGTGGTCCCACTAAATATGTTGGTACCCCCAGAATTAAATACTTCTTGTACCTCTACTTGTTGGGTATATAGGTTTCCACACGAATCATTAGTAGCGTACCTAATATCATTAGTTTCCAAATCCACCGTCCCTATTTCTGGGACTTTTAAGAAGTAAAAATCAGTGGTACTATCATACAAACCATAATCTCTGGTGTTAATTTTACCATCACAATTCCAACTAAATATGCCAGTAGAATCTTCGTTACCTACTATCTTTAGGTCAGGACGGGGGTCAAAAGTATCGTACCACACTTCCGTATTTGTAATTTCTTTTGTAGTCCCACTTATAGGAGGTGCTGTACAATTACATGAGGTACAGTTTAAATCATTTAATTTATTTTTAAATATATAATTAGGTTTTATAATGAATTCTGAACCCTCACCTAAACTACCCAATCTAATACAGTCAGTTGCTTCTACCCCTTCACCAATTACCTGGTTATTTGAGGTTAGTATTAATTTCCTCCCCATAGGGTTGTCGAATACCCTAGTGAACGAGGGCGTCATAGAAAAAGCTTTTTGTTCTGGAATATAAGGGTGTACGGAATAATATGGGACCATATTACCATTAATAAGGTCAGTAGTGTTTTTAGTCCACGTAAAATTAAACTCTGTACACGGCTCTACTTGGTTATTAACAAAACTTTGTGGGTTGTAAAGAACATATGTGTCTGTTGTCGCACTAATCTTAGTCCCCCCAGTGGTCGTCATAAGAGGAATTTCGGTGGTTTGTAACCTAACACTAGCTTGGGGACTTACTTTAGGTACCGTGGGGTCCCCAATGTTCCCACCACCACTCAATGACGCATAAAAGTTAAGTTCCCGATTGTTAGAAGCTTCTACCCCTTGTAGGTTTGGGTTACCTAAAGGAAATTGTAAAGTACTACTCCCACCAAACTTTAAATCCTTAAATAAATAATTACTCTGGGTACCTGTAAAGTTTATATTATAAAAATAACAGTCCGGTTGTGAAGCCTGGTGATACCCAACACTCTGGGAACCTAGAAACTTATATAAATCTTTTTCATTCGCGTAGTAAGCAGCATTTCTACCATTACCGACCCAGGTACTTTTATCTAATAAATTAAAGTTTATCTCATAGTCACTATTAAAGGTCTGTGGGGTCCCCACTTTTACACTAGTGATAGTGTCTGTCATTTGGATATTAAACTTTTCTCCCAAATTGCCAGAACGTTCTATTCTCACATATGGCGTACCTTGTCCATCATAATTACCATAACTAAATGGGGATTTATCTATATTATTACTTAATATAGTGGTACTAATTCCCGTTATAGGGGTGATGCCCGTGACAGTACTACACCCCATCTTGGTCTCATAACCACAATTTGTAGTTTGTCTACCATCTATTGAAAACGCATATGATGAATTTCCTTGGGAATTATACTCAATAGTTACATTATCACCGTCCGTACTCGTAGTATTAAAGTGTAGGGTTAATTGGTGTGGTGTTCCTTTTGGACCATATAAACCATCACTATCGATAAAAGTAGCTAATATAACACCTATAGTGTCGTCATCAGCGAAGGAAGACCCTAAAGACAATTCATGTACGTAATTCATATACTTACACGTACTAGCAAATAACATGGGTATATTACTATTGGTAAAAGGCCATGGGTTCGTCAGCTCTAAAGTATCGTCTCCCATAGCGATGTGGTCCCATTGAATCGCGTCCATTGTACTACCCGTAACGGTATACCCTACTTCATTAACAGTTCCGAGAGCTATCGAGTTATATGCAGTTGCCCCTGTAAGACCCACACTACTAGAAATAGGGAAAACATTTTGACCCCTATTAGTGGTAGCGTTTATGGTTATCCAAGTGTTAGGAGTTAGGAACGGCCTCCAGTTAATTACAAATTTGTTTATGGTGGTGTTGTAGTAAAATGTTCCAACATCCGCAGCTAGACTATATCCCGCTGGACCTACATCGTCACCATCTTCCATAGTCAAATTGTAAGCTCCCAAATACCAATCTACAGTATTTTCAGTTTTCCTTGTTGACGTTTTTCCCGTGTATAACCAACAATAAGGGTCATCTACCCTTATTGTGCCATCTGGGTCTATTCCAGACTCAAAAACAATATTGTTTGGATTAGTATTAAATGGAGGCAGTAAGTGTGGTCCCAAAACGGTTCTAAATATAATTTTATAGTCATTAAATAAGTTATATTGCCTCCATTCTTCTGCAATATTAGTGGTGGAAAGTCCCGTATATCCAAATACATTAGATGAGTCTAAGGTGTACCCATTTAAACAAGTACATAACTCTGTCTTTTGGCTTGAGTAGGACGCACTATTCCCATCATACGCGGTTAAAGTATAGTTACCATGAGTAAGATTAGAAAATACGTGATTTTCTTCCCCATTACTTCCTTGGTAGGTATTATAAAGATTATTGTCCTTATATAAAAGATAGGTAAAATTATCAGATGAGTGTGTGAACCCACTAACCTCTATAGTACAAAAATCATTTATGTTAGACTCACAACTAGTGTCCACCACACCAGCGGTTAATGTTCCCGCAGTTAAAGGTAAAATTGTTATGAAACTAGTGGTAGAAGAATATAAAGAATCAGTTGTTTGTGCTGTATATTGACCAGCACATAATCCCACAAAATTAGTGGTGATTCCCGTTTTTGGTGGTCCCACAACAATATCAGGATACGTTAACTTAAAACTATAAGGAGGAGTACCTCCTGAAAAAGTAAGATTAGTTATCGAACCATTGCAACTTGATACCGCGTTTTCTACTGTGTTAGTTTGGTCCCAGCCCACTAAAAAAGGATAGCCGGGACTACTACATTTATTTAATTCAAAATCATTAGTAAAATAAGTACCCATGTTATAATCTTCTTATTATTCCATTTGTGGGTGCAGGCATCACTACTCGTGTAAGATTTAGGCCCTCCGCCCATTCATTTATTGTTTTTTCCCCACATGGATAATATGTGGAATTCTGGTAACTATTAACACAACACCATCTATTACACCCTACCGTGCTATCAGAAGGTACCGCTATATAAGAAGAATCACCACATTTACAGTATTGTGTCCTTTCGTTATCAGCAGTTGGGGTATTTTTATCATATATCACACTCTCTATCGCTACCACTCTTTCTCTAATTATAGTATTACTGTTTTCAAAGCCTATAGTTCTCTCTTCTAAAGGTCTTGAAGAAGTATATGTAATGCTTTCTGGTGCGACTAACCCAGAAGAGTTTACTTTAATATCTTTAATAGTGTCTGATTTAATTTCAGGCTTATAAGTATTGAGAATGGTAAAGGTATTTGTCGTTCCTTTTACCTTAACTCTGGACTCTACCATATAGGTGTATTGTGGGTCGTCTAAACTAATGCTTTCAACATTATCTTGTACTGGAACAGGTACATTCCACAGAATCTCCATATCTTTATCTACATTTAATACTTTAGATGAATTTATTCTAAAATCCTTTATTCTATTTTTCTCTAAACTTTCTACCCACCTATTAGTCTTCTTACTCGTAGGTATTAACTTTAAATTACCACTGTAGTTTTTAACATCTGGTGTGTCAAAATAATTTAAATTTTGTAAGTTGTTAACACGAATATTTGGGGTTATGTAACCCAATACGTCTCCTTTGGTCACGAAGATTAGTTTACCTACCTCACTTCCCTCGGTAGGTGGTACTCTGGTCCCATTAGAAAATAATTCACCTGAAACAGGTCCAGTTTCATTAGCTTGCCAATATAAATAAGCGTTACCCTCACCTACATTACATTCTTTATTAATAACCCTGAACCATGGCCTTTCTGGTGTAATAGGGTCATAATCTGTCCCCACTTTTAAGGAGATGGTGGACGCTGTAAGACCACTACTTGTTAATATACTATTATTTTTAGTGGTATTTTCCCATTCCAAATTTATCCTTAATCTAATCTCATCATCTTTATTCAATTCAATACATCCAGTATCAATATATGGTATGAATTTCTTTTCAAATATTTTAGTCGTGGAAGTTAATCCAGAACATTCGTAAAGATTAGTGAACTTATCTGATTGGTTTAAAGGTAGGGTGAGGTAATCATTAGCGTTAGGGTATTGTGTTGAGTTATTACCTATAATGTAATTACCAATCACCGTAGTAGCGGTTGTTCCTGACAGTTGTCTCTCCACATAAACATTAATGTAAAAATCTTTAATTCCATTATTGGGGTTATAACCAAAAATAGGACATAACTTATTTGTTATACCTAATGAGGCGTATGAATCATTAACCACATTGCCTTCATTGAAATCATTTGGTGCGGTTAGGCTTCCACCCGCGTATATAATACTAGAATTTATAAGTTGTTTAAAATCATAATCATTTACAGGAAAAAGATTATTACTTTGTGTTCTAAACGTGTCTAAATATGTGCACCACCCCTCATCAAAATATTCAAAATTAATACAGCTCTTATATTGTACCCTATACTTTTGTGTTTTAGGTACTTTATAAGAGAAATAGTTCCCTCCCGTGGCCACATCTTCTCGAGGTAATAAAAATAATTGGTCGTCCTCATTTAATAATCCTGTGGGAATAGCTGGACGTAAGTTTCTACGGTCACCAATTAACTTAAAATCACCAGATATTATACCATCCACTTGTCGTGTTTCAGAAAAAGTAGGGTCAGAAAGAGCTATCCCTGAACGTAATGACATTTTATTGTCTAATAATGAAATATCGAAAACAAAGTCAGGGCTTAAATTTAAACCTTCGTTATTAGTATACCCACTTAAATTAGTATACCCCGAATAGTATCCACTTACCCCACTTAATGTTATGGTAATCGCACTACTAGTAGTTCCTGTTTGGTTTTTTAAATAGTCGTCAAACGAACCCATAGTCGAAACTAAAAACTCTGTCTTGGGGTCACCTATAGGTACCAACCCAACCTTATATTGTGAATTGGCGAGGTGTGTTGTAAATGTTGGTCCTATTTCAAATCTTTTTACCAAGTTATCACTACCATATATGATGCGTGAATTAGAAAAATCATCCACATTACCTAAACTTCTCGTAGCCCAATCTCTTAAGTCAACAAATGTAGTCTTCCCAACGGTGGATTGTGGTCGTGTATTTTGAGGTGTGTAATGAGGTAAAAACTCTACCCCCTGCCCAATATTCTTAAGTTTTAAATCTTGTTCAAACCTCTTTTTATTTTCTTTACTAATAAATTCTATATTAATTTTACTTTTACTGTTTTTAGTAAAATCATCTAACCAAGTTAATTTAACTCTCTTTATGCCATTATCTATGAAAGTTTCATAGGTTCTCCCATCTTTCAAATCTATCACAAATTGAGGGAAATTATAATTAACAACTCTATTTTTTTGTAATGGGTTGGTGTTACGGACAATAAACATTTCACTACTAATTACTTTATAATTGTCAATATCAATGTCTTTGTTAATGTCTGTTATGGTTTCACTTATAGGTATCCTAGTTAAGTTACCACTATTTTGAATATTAGAAATGGAGATTGTTTTTTCCGCAGCACTTTCGTTTTGATTTATAATAGGGGAGGACATGTCGGTCCCTCCACCTACGTTAGAAAACGGTGCGTTGTAAGTGGTGTATAACCTCTTACGTGTAGGAGGCATTGGTTGGGAGACTCCCCCGACACTGAGACTCTTACCCCCGACACCTGGTTGGAGTGGTGTGCCTATAATGGAGTTGCCAATGTCCCTAACATTACCACCTCGTCCACTCTGTTCTGCATCTGGTATTAGGTTAACTGTAAATGTTAAGTTTGTGGTCTCGTTTCCTTCACAAGAGAGCTCCATTTCCCAATTAAACCTATAATCAGATGTTCCATCTATTGTCTCACCCACTATACTGTTTAGTTCTACATCACTTAAAGCCCCATACATACAAGTGACATTCCGGAACTTATACTCAGTTGTAGTACATAACCCCCAATAACGGTCCCGAGGGGTTATGTCTCCCTGACTCAAGTTGGCACCATTATCTGTTAAGTGATTGCTGTCTGGTGCCCTAAAAAGATGGTATATGAATGGGTCACTACTCCCCTGTGACCCTAATCGGAAGGTTAGTGATGTTAAACCATTAATGCCGTCACTAGCATCGATGTTGTCACTTAATATGTTACTACCGACGAGGGGGTTGTTTACTATTTCTATAGTGGCGTTGACCATAGTAGCTGGGGGGATATGCATATAAAGTCTTGTATCACTTCTTGTAACGGCGTAATAAAATTCTATGTTACAGTTTGGGTTTACGTTAAAATCAATCTTGTAGTCACCGTAGGTAGTCTCTCCGTGCTCCCCTGGAACCGCTCCTTCCAAATGGTATACTCTAAAATAATGTGTAAACTTATCCCCTAAATTACACACATTAATTTCAGCTTTGTAGATTTGGGTGTCTCTTCCCGCAGCAGTTAATGAGGTGGTCCATTCCGAATTGCCAAACTCCTCAGCCATAACAAAATTTAAAACGGAGTCTGGAGTACTTGAAGGTTCAATTAGGTAAAAATCTAAATCTAGATTCTTCTCCGCTACATTCTCACAACCACAATCATCATCAGGTGGGGCTATTTCGGGGTCACATGGGTCTAGATAATTAGAGAAGAAAGGACTGTATTTTCTTAATACCCTTTCTTTACTTTCCCCTTTTCTACCACCACTGGTCAACCCTGCTCCAGAATTTTCACTATCACATAGTCTCCAACATTTACTATCTACGGATGGTGAGGTGTCACAAAGTCCCCCAATAAATAACTCTAAATCCTCACAGTACTTCGCATCCATGATTCTAATCCACGCCTGCCCACCTGTTGGACAGCATACCACGTCTCCTACCTCAAAAAAGACGGTAGAAATATCAAATTGACCATAGGTTTCCTTACAACCACACGGGTTTGTTAATTCTTCACAAGACATGTATTGGGATTCAAAACAATCTTGTGCCCCAATGTTGGATATCCCATCTTTAAATATTTCTGGGTAGGTTGTGATAGTGGTTCCAGAGACTTCTGGATTTCCTGGTATAACACTAAAATCAGCACAATCGTCGTGGAGCCTAAAATTATTACCCCCTAAAAATGGTACACAACCTGGTGGTGGTAACATTACCCAAT